TAACAGGTTCTTCTTTTTGTTTAACAGGTTCTTCTTTTTGTTTAACAGGTTCTTCTTTTTGTTTAACAGGTTCTTCTTTTTGTTTAACAGGTTCTTCTTTTTGTTTAACAGGTTCTTCTTTTTGTTTAACAGGTTCTTCTTTTTGTTTGATAAAAGTTTCCTTTAAAAACTCATAATTTTCTTTTAAGATTTCATAATTCTTAATTAATAATTCATAATTTTTTTCAAGAACAACTTTTGATTCTATTTTCTCTAAATCATTACTTATTTCTTTACGTATATTGATTATTTCTTTTTCTGATGTGATTTTTTCATAATTATCTTTTTTTATTTTTTTATATACTTCATCAGTTTGCCAAATTTCATCTGAATTTACTAATTTTGTATAACCTATTAACGGACTAAATGTTATAATATTTTTCTTTCTACTAAATTCTTTTCCAGTCCATACTTCCCATATAAATCTGTTATTAGAAATTTCAGGTTTTTGACAATAATTTCTTATATAACTTGATCTTACCCAAAAAAAATTAAAGTAACAAAATCCATCAATATTAGGAAAAATTCCTGCAATATCTAAATCTTCATTTTTTTTAAATTCAGTTAAATATATTTCATAGTTTTGAATTGTATTTTCAAATAAATATTTTCTATTTTCATATTGTTGAGACATAATTCCTTTTGTGTGGAAATATAATATAACTTCATTATCTTCATCTTCAGCTATTTGATAAATAGTTTTAATTCCCGGAAATTCATATACATTTTCTTTATAAATATTTTTAAGTTCAATCTTTGAATATTTATTTTTAATTAATTCTTTTAATTTATTTAATTCAATATCATTCGCAATTACACTCATAAAAATTTTTGATTTATTATATAATTCAAGGTTTTTTAATGAATCTAATTGTTCAATAATAATTGGTTCCCATAAATTTGGTATTAAACATGCAAAATATACAATTTTTATTTTAATATTCATATCATATTAAAATAAATATTCTTTAAGATATTTTATCATAAATAACTAAAATTTAATCAATCAATTATATAAAATTACAATAATCATTATCAATAAAATAATTATTAATGGATCTATTTTTAAATCAACTATTTTAAATGCAGATTTTATTTTTTCATTTGTTATATTTAGAAAAGCAGGTTGAATGATTGAATCAGGTGCACTACTTGGTACCGGTTGACTAGTTGGTGTATAATTTGGTTTTGGTATATAATCTGGTTTTGGTATATAATCTGGTTTTGGTATATAAATTGGTGCACTACTAAAATTTGGTACCGGTTGACTAGTTGGTGTATTAATTGGTTTTGGTATATAAATTGGTGTTGATGCGTAAGCCGATGCACTACTAAAATTTGGTACCGGTTGACTAGTTTGTGTATAAATTGGTGCACTAATGCTGAAACTTTTTAATTCTTTATTTAAATTATCTAAACTTATTTGTATATTATTTAATATTCTTTGTTTTGCATCTATATCAATTTGTAATGCACTTTTTTGAACATTATATATCTGTTTCTTTGATTGAAGTCTTGTAATTATAGTATATTGATATTCTTTTTGAGCGATATTAATTTCTGTTTGTAATTTATTAATTTCTGTTTGTAAATTATTAATCATTGATTGAATACTAGTTATTTCTGTTATTATACCATTTTTTTGTAATTCTAATGATTTTAATAACTCTTCTATTTTTTTGATTTTAATATTTTTATCAATATTTTCAACTAGAAAACTCATTATATATATTTAGAAATTTCTCATATACCAATGACATGAAATATAATCTAAATTTGTATTATTTAAATTAAAATTTATATTAGATACATTTTGCCAACTTAATTCTCTTATTTTATATTTATTTGGAAAGTTTTTAAGTAAAAAATTAAAATAAATTTCATATTCTGATGCACCTGATCCTAATATTTCTTTTTTTTCAATAGAATCTAAAAATATTTCATAAAATTTTTTATTCTTATGAAACTTTTCTATAGTATCAAATAATTCTTTTAATATATATTTTTGAAACATTGAATGATGACAAATACCAGACATATTATTAACTTTTGAAAATGAAGGATGTAAATTAATCATATGAATAAAATAAGGTAAATGATATTCAGTACCAAAATTATAAAGGGGTATATCATTTTCAAAGAAACTTGTTGGTTTTAAAAATATAGTATCAGAATCAATAACTAAATAATTATCTAAAATAGTTGGTATTACAAAACCAGCGTATAATTTTAATAATTGTTGTAAATACCAACCACATCTATCATTATCTCCTAAATATTTTTTTATTATATTTAAATTAAATGGGAAATCATTTTCATCAATAATTATACAACCATCAAAAATTGACTTATCTTTTACAAGTTTAGTATTAGTAATAATATATATATTTCTATAATTTATAATATTTTTTTTATTATATTCTAATGATTTATTAATAAAATTAATATCATTTGGTCCTAGTGGTATAACTATATCAAACTGCATTATAATAAATTAACATAAAGCTTTATATTAATTCAATATAATAATTATAAATTTACATTTAATGTGGCAATAATATCATTTCCATCTTGATCAGATACTTCATTCAAAACATAGTTATGTTGTTTAAGTTTATTAATTGCAATATTCATTCCATTTATTCCCAATTCATTTGATAAATTATTATGATATTTTGTAAAACAATTTGTATCAAAACCCCATTTTTCAAATCTTATTTGTTTAATTTTATATTTTGATAAATCTATCATTTTTATTATTTCAGAATCAAAACCTTCTGTATCAATTTGTAAATATTCAATTTCAGTTATATTATGATTTTTACATATTTCATCAAAAGTTATTGTTTTTGCATAAACTTTAACCATATCATTCTTTGTTCCCCAATCATTCATTGGTAATAGAGAAAAATGTAAATCGGAATAAACAATCCCATTATCGGCTCTTGTTCCCATAATACCATTTTTAGCAGGTATATATAATTCTACTGTATTATTATTATTATAATATACTGCATTATTATAAATATGTACATTTCGTATATTATAATAATTCATTTTTATTTGATAAATTAAATATGATACAGGCTCTACTAAAATTACTAAATCTGGATTTTCTTTTATAACTTTAGATCTGAATAAATCATTTCCATTATTTGTACCTATTTGAAAAAAAACTTTATTCATTGTATATAGTAAATATTTCTTATTATTCTTTAAATATTTTTATAAATGTACTATAAATTTTTAATTATGTTATATTAAATAATTTTTCTAATTCATTTTTTGAACATTTAATTATATCATAATATATTGTATTATCAATTGGTTTACAAAATGATTCATGTGATTGTCTATTTTTATGTGGGAAATAAACAGTTTCAATGGTATTTGACATAAAAGAAGCTACCCAACTAAGTGTAGAACATGAACAAATTAATACTTTAGCATTTTTCATAATATGAAAATCTTCAATAACTGTACCAGTTTGTAAATTTATTTCAAAATCAATATTATTTTTAATGTATTTTATATATTCTTTTTCAATTTCACTTTTAGGTTTATTTAGAACTAAACAATATGAACTATAGTTTTTAATATTTTTTAATATTTTTAATATACAATCTGGATGTATTACTTCATTAATTATTATGAAATCTTCTAATCTAATATGAACAACAACATCATATTTATTAATATTATTAGGTTCTATTATAAGTTCCGAAGCTTTATAACATTGAACATTATAATTATAATCATAATTAAATTGATCATTACCATCTGTATATATTAGATCATCATTGTGATTTTTCATCCATAATAATAATTCATTTTTAAATTTAATAAATATTTTGTCATGTTGAAAGTAACCATAAAAATTAAAATTATGATCACTAATATTTGGAATATTATCACATAAAACATAATTCATCCAATTAATAAAAAAATTATCATTTATGGTAGCATTTAATTCATGTAAATTATATGTTCTTTTAGCACCATAAATAATACAAAAAAGGGTACTAGCAAAGTATCTAAATATAGCATTACCAAGTCTTCCAAGTTTACAATCATGAACTTTCATATATAAATATTGTAATATTTCTTTAATTAATAATTCTGCTTTGACCAATAGTAGAAGGTAAATATTTGTTCAACATATAAGTGGACACTTGATCGTTTTCAATAGCATTTAGTAGCCTGTTGAAAACAATTACTTCACCAATTTTACCTGGTAATACACGATTTTCACCAGACCAATTACCAATTTCAAATTGATTAGATTTAATTGGAATAGGTGTATTTATATTTGTAAATTGTCTTGAATAAGAAATTGAATTATTAAGTGTACATGTAGCTTTACAACCAGTAGTATTATCAATTGCAAATGTAAAAACATAATCAACATTATTCATAATAGTAAAAGGTGTTATCCAATCGTTATTACCTCCTATATTAACAGAAACTTGTAATTTATTACCATTTAATAATAAATGTAAACAACCTCTTTCCCATGTTCCACTAGATGAAAAAATTTGTGAAAAACCACCCACATTTAATAGATTAAAAGCAATAAATATTGTAATATTTTGTATTAAAATTGATTGTAAATTAGTAGTTAATATTGATTTGTTATTATTTTTACTAAAATCAATGTAGTTATTAATTAATTTTGGCATTGTAGTATTATTTGATACAAATTTATTATTTTGATTATTACTATCAGACCATGAAATTACATTATTATTGGTATCAACAGAAACATTTTTATATCCAGAAAATTGTAAATCTGGTTGCGGTAGTGTATAGTTAATAGGTTCAAATTTAACAAAAATTTGTAGTTTAAAGTTATTTGGAATACTATTTGAGAAAGTCCAATCAAGTTGACCGTTAGGATTATTACCAAATCCAAATTCAAAATTACCATCATTACGATGACGATTCCATCCAAAAACAGTAAGTGGTTTATTAATATCATTTATATTAAAAACTTGAAATGCTCCATGATCAATAGAATTATTATAACTATTATTATTACAATCATAGTTTGAATCAATACCACCTGCAAATAATACATTTCTATTTGCTGCATAATTACTTGGCCATATTTGTAATCTTCCTTTAACACCTGTAGCATTAATAACATTAGGTGATTTAGATATAATATTCATATTTGTCACATCACGTTGAATAGTAAAAACGTTAAAGGGACTATCACCTGTAGGTACATCATAAGAAGAAATTAATGACCATGCATCAAATGATACCCAAACAAAATTATTATCATTTTCAATTCTATATGCAATTCTAGTTGGTTTTGTTAATCCTAGACTAGAAGATTTATTTACTGTATATGGTATTATATTATTAATTCTTTTATATGTAGTAGTTTCATAAGCTAATGCCCATCCACCGCCATCTATATTCATATCAACAAATATATTATCAGGTTCATACATATCTTTTGTTTTAATCCAATAATATCCAGATTTTAAACTTGTAAAGTTTTGTTTTAGTTTATCACTAGAAATATTTGGTGTTTTATAGTTAGATCCATCATTTGTAGGTAAAGCTAAAGGTACTGTAGAAGATGGTGGTTTAGATTTATATATATGTGTTGGAATTAGTAAACTTTGTAACTCCCATTTCCATGCAATATATCCTTCTAAAATTTGTCTATCAAGTTGTGTATGATTGGCAGATAAACAAAAGAAATCACCAATATTACCTATAATACCTCTGTTTAAAAAGAAACTAGAAATTTGTACTTCTAGCTTAGTAATATTTTTATCATAACCATGAATATTTTTTCCGAATCTAACGTATAAAATTACAAAATTATCTGTATTATTATATGACACATTAATATTATTATCAAAATCAAATACTTTATTACCATTAATATAAACTAATCCTTCACTACCATTATGTAAATCATTACCATCAATACCACTTGAAAATCTACCCCTTCTAAATGAATAATCTGAATTTTGTAATTGTGGAGCAAATAACATATCAAAACTATTATTATTATTACTAAATTTAACTAAACATACAAAAGCATTAATGAAATCTTTACTACTACCAGATGTTAAAAATGTATCTGCAATCTTGGAACCATTAGGTGTTAATGAAAAATCAAAATTTATTAAATTATAGTTAGGTAAATAATTATTAATTGTTATATTTCCGCTTGGTATCAAATTTAAATTTTCTTCTGTTGAATATAATATAGAATTAATATATGTATATCTTTGAACAAATTCTTTATTTAAATTGATTGATGTTATACTTGTATTTGTACTACTGTATAATGTTAATTTAAAATTAGCTAATCTTTCATTACAACAATCTGTTCTATTATAAATAGTTATTGATTTAATGTCAGAAGGATTTATAATCATTTCCCAAAAAGGACATGTATTACCATTGGAATGATAAATTGTATATTTATTTTCTATTTGATATGGTCTTGCTCTATTATTATTATCAACAGGTGTATTTTTATCTGTACCATACCCTGTAGCAGTTGAATTAATATTAATTGCAGGGATTATATTATTACTTTGATCATGTAAAACAATTTGTGAAAAGTTTAACCAATCATTAGCATTACATTCAATTCTTATTTTTGTTACTAAAGTATTTGTTGTTGATTTTACTGGAATATTGCTTGGTTTATTAACTTTATTTAGCCATCTATAAACAAAATTTCCTGCTAATTCTATATTATTTGGATCATACCATGCCAATATATTTTTAATTGTTAAAGGATCAATTAGATCTTTATTAGTAGTTGAATCAACATAAACATAAGAAGGAAATTCTGCTAAAGGTCCTTGAATATAATAATAGCCAGAATTCAAATTTGGTAATTGTTTAATTTTTAAAGAACTAATGTTTGGTTTTAATATAGTTAATCCATCATTTATTTCTGTTGGTTGTGGTGGAATTGGAATATCAATTTTAATAAATATTTGTAATTTAAATTCAACTGGATCTGTTTGTTTAAATGTCCAATCAGGATTACCGCTTGGATTATTACCAAAACCAATATCAGGTCTAGAATCATTATGTCTATTCCATGCTAAAATTGTTTGATTATTTGTTAAATCATGAACTTGGAAAGATCCATTACCAATACTAGTATTAAAACCAGAATCATTAGTATCATAATTTGCATCATTACCTCCGGGTAATGCAGTATTTTTTTTAGGATCATAATTACTTGACCATATTTCAAGACGACCTTTTAATCCTGAAATTTGTTTAACAGAATTACCTAAATCAATAACATTCTCTTTTCCTTTAAATATTGTATCAACATTACTAATAACATTTAAATTATTAATATCACGTTGATTAATAAAAACATTTGATTCAGAGTCACCTGTTGGGACATCATAATTAGTTATATCTTTCCATGAATTAAATGATGTCCATGCAAAATTATTTGGATTTTTACCATTTTGCATATAATATGCAATTCTTTGTGGTTGTGTTGAACCTAAAGTATATAATTTATTAACAGAATAATTAATAATATTATTATTTCTTGTAGGATTAATAACTTCATACATGAGCATCCATCCGCCACCATCAGTAACCATATCAACATAAATTCTATCTGGTTCAGTCATATTACTTGTTTGAATCCAATAATAACCAGAAGGTAGATTTGGATAATTTTCTTTCAATTTCGTACCAGAAACATTTGGTAAATAATAAGAAGAACCATCATTTGTTGGTAATGGAATAGGAGGTTCACCAACTGGTAAAATAGGAGCCAATGTTTTATAAGGATGATTATTTGGTAAATATCTTTGTAAAGAATATTTCCAAGCTAAGTAACCTTCTGCTTTTTGTTGATCACGTTTAGTATGCATTGGTCCAAAACAAATAAAATCACCTATATAACCAACAATTCCATTAGTAATATTTGATATTAATAAATTAACTTGTTTTGTTAAATCATAACCATGTGTTCCAATACCATAACGTACATATATTATTACATAATCATTAGTATTGTTATATGGAAGATTTATTTTAAGATTATCAAAATATGTTTTTCCATTAATTGAAATGTTACCATTTGTTCCTTTAAATACATCATCATTATCATTACCATTAACTCTTGAACGTTTAAAGAAATGGGATGTATTGCTAGTTCCAATCAGTGAAGAACCAAAAAGAATATCATTATTATTTGTATTTGTTAAATATACTACACATATAAATCCATTCATTAAAGCAGAATTATTATTGGTAGTTAAATAACTAGTATTATTATTAATTGAAATCAATTTTAATTTTTCAGTATAATTAATAGAACTTATATTTCCAATACCAACTAAATTTAATTGTGAGTTACTTGTTATTTGATTTATCCATGATTTTACAATATTATTTTCAACTACAACATTATTAGGATCATACCAAGCTACAATATTTTGTATTTTAGTTGGATCACTTAAAACATATTTAGGTAAAGGAATTATGGTATTAATTGGAGGTGCAGATGAATATGGATGATCTTCTGGTAATTTATTTTGTAAGCCATATTTCCAACTTAAATAACCTTCTATTATTTTTTGGTCATAATAATTATGATATTTATTAAAACATATAAAATCACCCATAAAACCAACAAATCCTCCATTAACACTTGATAATTGGTAAATAATATCATTATCATATGTAAAACTATTATTAAAGTATTGACCAAATTTAACGTATAAAACAATGAAGTTATTTGTATTATCATATGATGTATTAAAAGAAGGATAAGAAAACACATCATTTCCATTAATAGAAATTACACCTCCTTTACCATTCATAATATCAGTTTGATCAACTCCATAATTTTGATATATTCTACCTCTTCTAAATGTAAATTCATTTTTAATACTTGAAAATATTACATCTAAAACATTATTACCTACATTTTTAATATTGATTACACAAGCAAACCCCGCTATTCTAGTAGCAGTTGATGTTTTAATAAAACTTTTATTTGTTCTAAAATTTATCATTTGTAAGTTTGAAGAATAAATAATAGGTTTGATTGAACCTGTTTTACTTTCTAAATTTAAACTATTTGAAATTTGGTTATTCCAACCTGTAACTTCATTATTATTATCAACAACTATATCATTTGGATCATACCATGAAATAACAGAACTAATATTTTTTGGTGTAATTAAATTATATGCAGGTTGAGAATTATATAAACTTATATTATTTAAATTACTAATATTAATTGATTCATAGAAAGCATTTATATCAATTGTATCAAGATTATATAATGCATTAATTTCTTCTTCATCAATTATTCTATTAAAAATTCTAACTTCATCAATATCACCTACAAACATATCAGATAATATATCACCTCGTCCAATATAATTTTCATTTCTAAGTATTGGTTTTGGATATGGTCTATTATATTGATTTAATATTTGTATATTATCTAAATATACTGACCATATTCCATCAGTTGATATATTCCATACAACATGGTGCCATTCATAATCATTAACTTTAATATTACTAAAATTTTCAGAAGTTACTAAATTAACAGTAGTATTATATAAACTAACACATAATGTATTATTTCTAGTACAAACAAGAATAAAATCATTAATACTAGAGTTTTTAAGTTGTAATAATCTAGTATAAGCTTGATTATTAGTTCTCATTTTAGATCTAAACCATAATGAAATAGAAAATCCATTAATATCACTAGTAAATCCAGTTAGTGAAGGATATTGTACCATTGAATTATCATCATTACCAAATAATGTTAAATATCCACTACCAAATAATGGATTATTTTTACCGATAAAGTTTGAACCAATGCTAACATCAAATTTCTTTGATAAAATATTATAAACTTTAGTATCTGTTATACTATTATTTTTAAATTTAATTGTTTGAGTATTAATAAATTTATCTTTAAAACTATAAAATAAACTCAAACTAGTATCATTATTTAAATCAGCAATATATTGACTAATTGATTTTTTAGCTTTAATATTATAATTTTTAATAATTTCTTCATATGTTATAATATTTTCGTATATTTTAAATTCATCAATTTTACTATAATTAAAATCTCCTACTATATTTCTTGCAATTGTTCCATAAAACATTTGTTCGTCTGGATAAAATTTAAGATTTGCTTTTGATTGTAATTTATCATTAATATATAAACTACAAATACCATTACTTTCTAATACAACAGTTAATAAATACCAAATATTATTTGTAACTGTAAAAAATGAATCTAGGGTATTAGTTAGTTTTAATTTACCTTTTAAACTTAAATTTACCATAAATTTACTATTAAGTGTAACTAAATTAAATTCCATCAATAGATTACTTAAATTTATATTTGTCGCAGAATAATTGACAAATTCAAAAATTTTAGAGTTATTTACGTATGATAATTGTTTATACCATAAACTAATACAAATTCCTGATTTTTTAATTATTATATTTGGTAATGAAACAAAATTATTTTTATTTATATCAAATAAAGCACCGTATAATCCTTCTTTTTTGGCTTTGGTAGTTAATAAATTAATATCACTAGCTAATGCATCATAACTTCCAGTAACTTCATTTTTAATATATGAATTATTAAATTCATTTTCAAATCTATAATAATTAATTAATTTAAATGAGTTAATTACGTATTTATTTTTATATAAAATATCAATTTCATTAATTTTTAGTTCTCTGTTATATAATCTGAAATTTGCAATACCTGATTCAATTTTACCATTACCTAAATAAGCATTATTGGTTAAACCTAGACCAAAAAATTGTAAATTATAATTAGTCCATGATAATTTATTATCAATATATATTTTTATTTTTTTTGTTGTTTTATATACAATTGTAATTAAGTACCATTGATTATTGGTTAAATAATTAATTTGTGTATTGTAATCAAGATTTTGATGTTTTAGAATTAACGTATTACTTTGCATTCTTAATCCATAAATTAAATTTTGATTAGCAAATGAATAAATATCATGTACACCAAAATTTTCATAATATTGTGTTGTTTTATACCAAAATGTAATTGTAATATGATTATTTGTAATTTGAAATGGATCAATATTTAATAAATTATTAAAAATATTAAGATAATTTCCTACTAATGAATCATATAATACAATATTTTTTGGATTTATATCTTTAGGTTTTAATTTAATATTATTTTTAACAGAATTTCCATAAATATTATCATCTGCAAAATCAAAATTTAATAATAAACTAGCATCATTATCTAATTCATTTATTGTTTTGCATTCATTTTCTTTGGAATTTGTTATTATTTTATTCATCTTATCTAGATATAATGCAATAATTTCATCACCTGATAAAATATCATTACATATTCTAAAATCACTTATATTACAATTAATTGCATCATCACCAACACCAATTTGTGATGAATTTTTAAAATAGTTCATACCTCCATTATCTTCCCAATATGCACCTTTGTAAATAGTAAATGTTAAACCAGAATTTTTATCTGCTTCATTTAATGTAATGGTATTATTTAATTTTCCATCATTAAAAAAATAACCATAACCATTAAATTCTTCATTTTGTTGTCCTGGAGGAATAAATGATACAATCATATTATCACCACCTCCTCTTTCACCAAAAACTATTCTAATGTAATAATAGGTATTAGGTGATAATGTAACATTACCCTGTCTTCTAACCATTGGATGTGCACCTCCATTTTTAACTGTTGCATTATCAATTGTATAACCTGAATATGCATTATTACCAATCCATAAATAACTTGCATCATCTGAATTAGTAAAAAATGACCAAACACTATTTCCAGGTATTGTTGTATTTGTATAAAAGTAACCTGTCCATTGAACATTATAGTATTCCCAAGAATTATTTAATGGAACAATATAATTTGTTCCAATATTAATATCAGGAATTCTTATTACTGTATTAGGAATTTGAGTTCCTCTACCAATATAATTTATTGTATCATTATTAATTATAGGATATATTACATCTGTAAAAATACTAAAAGATTGACCATTTAAATAACAACTATATGTTGATTTAGTAATTACTAATGCAAAATGAAACCAGTTATTTGCATAATTTTTTAAATTAATTGAATTTTTTTTAATAATATTATTAACTGTAACATCAATATTAAAAACAAAATTTTGTGTTATATAAATTTTAAAATAATTAGAAGAATTATTAAAATCAATCAATTTAGCATTATCATTATTTAATAATTCAAAATTATACCAGAATGCAATTGTAAATCCATTATTATTTATTGCAAATTTATCAATAGTTAGATATGTTTTTTCAAAAATATTATTCAATAATAAAGATGATTCACCTACAGCTTTATCTCTTTTAGTTATGTTGCCTAAACTTGATAAAGTTGCATCTAAAGCTAATCCTGATACTATTGTTCTTTCTATTTTTGTTTCTTCAAAAGGAATATATAAAATTTGATTTGCATCATTATTTAGAGTTGTTTGTTTTAAATATAATGTATTTACTTCATTATCACTTAATTTTTTATTAAAAACTCTAAATTCAGACATTGAACCAGTAAATGTTTTATTAGAAAAAATGTTACTAATTTTTCCAATTTGATTTGTGTTAAATGTATTTGATAATTCTATGTAATTATTAAAATTTGTTTTTTCATTATTAATATATATATCCCATTTACTTGTTGGATCAATATTCCATGTAAAATGTGTCCATTCATTATTATTAAGTTTTTTATTAGTTAATATAGAATTTTGTGCTCTACCAATAGATATAGATTTGTGTTCAATTTTTATATTACCATTTATTAAATATCCACAAATTCTTTGATCTGTATTAGAAAATTCAAATAATGGTGAATTTAATGATATGGTTTTAAACCAAAATGAAATGGATAGTGGTTTATTTTCTAATGTAAAAGAAGAAACATTTAAATAATTAAATATTGTATGTGAAAATTTTAAAAATTTCTTATCAAATTTATTTTCAGTAGTAACTGGATATTTAATGATTAATTTATTATTTACTTGTGAAAAATTAGTATTGTAATTAAATAATGAAATGATTTCTTCATAAGATAAAATTCTATTATACATTCTGAAATCATCAATTGATCCAAGTAAATATGGATCATTCCAATTACTTTTTCCCAAATAATTATATCTTCTTTCTATATTATGTGGATACATAGTATTTATTCTTGTTGCATTAACATTTGGATCAGGTTTCATTAATACTCCATCAATATAAATATTCCATGTTGCACTAGATCTATCATTTGAAGTTTTTGGAACTATTGTCCAAACAAAATGTCTCCAATTATCATCATTTATATTAATATCCCTATTATTTATTTTATAAAAATTAAAATAATTTGAATCATTTCTATAATTAAATACAGAACAAAATAAATAATTATTATTTATACCAGCTATAATATTATGATTTTCAGAACCATTTCCAAAATCAAAAAATCTAGCCCAAGTATTAGAATTTTTAGATTTAAACCAAAATGAAAAAGTATAACCATTAAAAACATTATCTTGATCACAAATAAAAGAATTTAATGCAACAAAATCTTCATTTTGAAAATTTACAGAATTAACATCAAGAACAGGAATATTTATATTTTCATTTTTAATTAATGGTGTTGGATCATATTGTAATGGATAATTGGTTATAATAGGTTTATTTAATGGAATTTGTGGAGTGCTTACAAATTGTGGATCACCATTTATGTATACTAATACAGATGTAGTATGTTTCTTTAATTGGAAAATATTATTAACTTCAACATCTGTTAATTCTTTATCAATTACATAAAAATCCGACATAAACCCATCAAAACAAATATCATTTACAGATGAACCTTTACCTATAAAGTTATTATTTCTAGTAATATTAAGTGGATAAACAGAATTAATAACAGATTTTAGTCTACCATTAACATAAAATTTACTTATTTTATCTTGATTAATTGTCCATGTTACATGATACCACATATTATTTGATAATTTTATATCTGATATTAATCTACTTTTAGTCTTATTTTGATTTATGTAAAAATATAAATAACCAAAACTATATTCACAAATTAAATTTGAACCAAAATCAAATATTTTACCTAATTCTTTTGTATTTCTTTGCATAATCCAAAATGAAATAGATACACCAGTTGTACCTGTTGTAATTGTATCAATTTGTATATGTTGTTTTAAAGAATCATTAAATCCATAGGATGGAAAATCTGTAATCGTTTTAAAACCTTGGATTAAGTTTGTTGAAAATACTAATTTTGAGTCAGTATTTAAATTTTCTGAAATATTTATAGTATAAATACTTTTAATTTCATTTAATGATAACATTCTATTATAAAATCTAAAATCTTCAATACATCCATTGTAAAATGGATCATTCCAATTACTTTTACCAATATAAATATTTTTTCTTATAATATTTCTTGGATAATTAGTATTTGTTCTTGTTATACTAGTATTTGGCGTTGGTAATAACAATTCACCATTAATATAAATATACCAGTTAGCATATATACCATCACCATATGGTTCAATAACCCATGTAAAATGTCTCCATACATTATCATTAATATTAATATCAGTTGAATTATTAGTAACAGGATTAGGATTTTTATAAAAATTATAATAATTACTATCTCCTCTAGAATTAAATACTGAACAACATAAATAATTATTATTTACACATACTAAAATATTATCTGAACCAGGACCATTACCAAAATCAAACATTCTTGCCCAAGTATCTGAATTTATTGATTTAAACCAAAAACTTATAGTGATTCCAGTTAGTTCTGTTTGAAAAGGATTAAAACTTATAAAATCTTTATTTAATTTATTAAAATATAATGAATTACAACCAACTATTTTTTGATTTTTATTAATTATCATTGATTGAAAATTATTATCAAGTGTATTTAAACTTATTTTTGTGTTTTGTGTTCCTTGATTTCTAATATTATATACACTTTTTAATGGTTGAGCTTCATTATTAAAATAAAATGTTAGTGCACCTTCATTTTTACCTCTATTTATTATTTTATTTTCGTTTAATGTTTCAAAATCATAATATAATACAAGTGCATAATCATTATTTAATTCAGTTAAATTTTGTTTTGTTGATAATGTATAAATTTCATTAGTTGATAATTGTCTGTAATATAATCTAAAATCATCAATATAACCAGAATAATTTAATAATGCATTTTCAGGGAAATTACTTTTACCAATAAAGTTGAAATTTCTTAATGCAACACTTGGATAACCTCCATTTAGAGATTTTATTAAAACTCCATTTTTATAGACGGACCATATAGAATTTGTACTTATTGTCCATGTAATATGATTCCAAACAGTTAAATCACCTATTTCAAAAACTTGTCTAGATACAGTAGGTTCACCTAATATTGCAAAAGTTAACTCGGAAACACTAGAAATATAACATGTTACATTATAATTATTTGTTCCTTTACCAAAATCAAATATTCTTGTTCCTGTTAATAATTGTAATGGTTTAATCCAAAAAGAAAATGTTAGACCGTTAGGTGATAAATTTATATTAGGAATAATTATACAATCATTAAAATTAATACCTGTAATATTTACATAATCTAAACCATTATAATTTTTAAAATTAATTAAACCATTTGATGTTACATTAAGAGGATTTAAATTTACAATTTTATTTTTATCGATTGATAATGTAACCAATGATTTTTTTGTAATATTATCAATTATTGTTTGTGGATTTTTAATTAAACTATAATCATATTTTATAACTTCTTCTGAATCCATTTTTTTTATTAATTCTAATCTTTTTTTAAGTGGATGTGTTGAATATAAAACAAATACTTCTTTAGTATTTAATTCTCTGTTATAAATTCTAAAATCAGTTAAAAACCCATTTAAATTTGAATCATTACTCCAATTGGATTTCCCAATAAACATATTTACCCTGTTAATAATTGTTGGATAGTTTGCATTTGGTATTGTAAATATTGCGGAACCATTTAAATATAAATAAAAAGTTTTTAAACTTTTACTTAGTACCCATGCAACATGAATCCATTCAAAATTATAATTTTTAAACATTAACAAATTATTAGTATTGTTACTTTTTTCTCCCCAAGTTCCAAAATGTAAATGATTTTGTGATGAATTAATTGCCATTAAAATATTATTTCTATCTGGACCATTACCAAAATCAAAAATTCTTGACCATTGGTCAGAATTTGTTCCTTTAAACCAATATGAAAATGTTAAACCATTATCAGTAAAATTGAATGGAGATAATTCTAAATGTTGATCTAGTTGATTAATACGATTTTTAATATTTGATAATCTTAATGTATAAATATCATCTTCTTTAACAGGCATAATTTGTCCACATATTTTAACTAACAAATTTGATTTTGAATTATTTTTAATAAATTTGGTTATTCCTGCTTGTATCAAAGTATTATTAGCATAATAATAAGTTGTGCTTAAATTATTTGGTAATTGTGTTGAAACAATAGTATTATCATCTAAAAATAATTTTAATGAAAAACTACTGATTCTTTCAGTACAACAATCAATTCTGGTGTGAACAGTAATTGATTTAATTTTTTTAGGTGTACCATATATTATTTCCCAAAATGGTTCTTCCATTCTTCCTGAATGATAAATATATGGATGATTTCTAGGAGTATCATTACCATCTAATGGTATTAATTTATTTGTACCAGACCATGGTTCTGTTGCATTTACTTGATCTACCTTATTGTCATAAATAATTTTATTATTATTAATATCATAAACAGTTAATTGTGCTATTTGTAACCAATTTCTTACACCATCAATTCTTATTTTTTTTGTTAATTTATTTTTTGTAAAATCAATATTTTTAAAAGGATCAATCTCATAAAAATCTGTATTTAAAAATTGTATATTATAAACTAGGGCAGGATCTTTATTTAATGATAACAACATTAAATCGTCTAACTTAGATGTTTCAACTGGAATTTTATCAGTCAAATCCATTTTATAAATAAATTGACCTTCAATTATTAAATTACCTACTAAATATAATGATAATTTATTAATTCTAGATCTTATACAAATTACAGTATCATTAATTAAATATTTAATATTTTCACCATCAATTATTAATTTTAGATTAACTGTTTGATCATTTTCAATAATAGCTCCAGTTTTTGGTCTTATTCTAGGTTGATCATTATATCCTGGGGCAATAGGAATTACACAATAACCACCTTCATTAATTGTCTTAAATCCATAAACTACACCAAAATCTTCAAATCTATTTTCTGAAAATCCTACAGAACAATTTATTGGTGGTGGATGTATTGTTAACATAATAGGTCCACTTATACTATTTTTAGATGTAAACCCATTTTGTCCAGATGTATTTACTTTTAATAAGATTGAACTATTTACTTGAGTCATAAAATTTGATGTTTCAATATCAATACTAGGTTTTGGTAATGGTTTAATATATTTTGATCCAACTGCATATAAAACATCTACCATTTCACTTGAAAAATATGAATTATATAATTTAAAGTCATCAATTTTACCTGTGAAACAATTATTTTTATTTAAATCTAATGAACAACCAAGTATATTATAAACAAAAATTTCATTATCTAAAAATGATCCAACTTTTGGAAATTTAATTTGATTTCCATTTAAATATATATACCAATCTTTACCATCAAATGTCCAAACAAAATGAAACCATGAATTAATATATGATATTGTATCATTTATTGGAAAAGTTATATCACCTCCAGATAAATTTAAGTTTACATACATCATATTTTGATAAACATAAATACTTAATAATACAGTTTTACTTATATTTTGAAATTGTAAAATATATTTTTTATGATTTAAATTATTTGTATCAATTTGATCTTTTGATAACCACATTGCAATAGTAAATTTATTATTGTCAAATTTAATAGCATTGATATTGATATAATCAGTGCATACATTTTCTAATTTTACATTTTTATTTACAAATTTAGCACTATTTGGTCCTAATAATCCATCTGTAGTAATAATATTTAAATTACTTAATGTAGCATCAAACATTAAACTATATCCTATTCTAAAAGAAGGAATATCCGTATTTCTATTTAAAGGAATTTCAATATTATTTTCTGATGTTAGTAAATCCCAAATTATTAAATCATTAGAACCTAATAAATTCCATGATAATATATCATTTTCTGGATTACTACTTGCAGTCTTAATTGAATATTGGTTAATAGGTTTTTGAATACCACAATCTACTATATGAGCATTTACAAGTGTAGTAATATTTGAATTTAATATATTTTGTGAATAAACACTTGATAATTTATGTATTACAGTATTACCATCATCTAAAAATATCATAGCATTGAATCTTCCTATTCTATCTAAACAACAATCTAATCTTGTATGAATTACTATTTCTTTAACATTAATAGAATTTTTAAATAATATTTCCCAATATGCATTAGTTGGTGTATTAGAATGATAAATACTTGGATAGTTTCTTGGAGCATCTACGCCATCTATAGGGGTACTTATTGAAGTATTATAACCAGGTGGAGTTGCATTAATAGTAAAATTATTAGATGTTACTTTATTACTATTGTTATCATATACCAATACTTGAGCTAATTGTAACCAATCATTACCTTCAAATCTTATTTTTTGTACCTTTTTATTTTTAAAATCTAATAAAGTTTTATTACCAAATCTACTAATAACAGTTGCATCAACTGGAATATTATCATATGATAATATTAAATTACCTAATTGTGGATTTGTTGAATTAGGACCACGTAAACCTTTACTCTCAAATTTATAATAGCGATAATTTGCTGCATTGATTTGTGTGTTTGATGATAAATCCGTATTAATACTCATATTTCTTAATGTTTTATCTTTAACAGTTACTATATCAAAATTATAGTATAATTTAATTTTTTCATTTGTTTCATCAATAAAATCAATATCACAACATCTACAATTTACAGGATCTCCTACTATTTTAGCTTTTACTTGGCTACTATTACAAACTAATGTTGAACAAGATTTTGGTTTATCATCTATTTTACATGCAAAATCTTCTTTATCATTTTTATAAAAGACCAAAAAGAAAAATAATAAAATGAGTAATATTACTAATATTATATTCATATTATATAATTATATAAAAAATTTAAAGAAAAAATATATTTTCATATATATGAAAATAATTTTAGTGTGTATAGATAACTTTCAAGATTACATCCTAAATAATATAAATAATCTTTTTTTATTTGATAATAATGAAGTTACTATTATAACAAATAAATGTTTTTTTAATAAGTTTAAAAATTTAAATATTAATTTAATAGATTGTGATGAATTAGATGATTTTAATTTTAATTCACAATCAAAAATTGATAAAAGTTTTAGAAATGGTTTTTGGCATTTATGTTCTTTAAGACTGTTTTATTTATTTTCTTACATCAAAAAATTTAATTTAGAAAATGTTATTCATATTGAAAATGATGTACTTATATATGAAAATCTTGTTACTATAAAAGAAAAATTTATAGAAAATAAAGTTTATGCTACATATGATTGTGATAATCGTGTTATACCAGGTTTAATGTTTATTCCTAATTATCAAGCATTTGAACCTATAATTAAAAATTATAATTTTAATTTAAATGATATGCAAAATTTAGCATTATTTGATGAAAATACTATTTTACCATTACCCATTTTTACAAATAATTATAATAATCACAAAATTACAAAACTTTATAATAAATTTAATTGTATTTTTGATGCTGCTGCTATTGGTCAATATTTAGGAGGTGTTGATCCTAGAAATCAAAATGGTGATACAAGAGGTTTTATTAATGAAACATGTATTATCAAATATAATGACTATAAATTTTATTGGATAATAAATGATAAAGGATTATATCAACCCCATTTACTTTGTAATGGCAATTATATACAAATTATTAATTTACATATTCATGCAAAAAGTTTAAATAGATTTATGGCAGATAATCCAAAAGAAACTAAATTTATTCAAATTCAATAATTTGTGGAATTACGAATTTATCATTTTTATTATTTCTAAGTCTATTTATTTTTTCTTTTAATTCTTTTTGAAAATTCCATGCAAATAAAATAAATGTGATTGATTCCTCAATATTTTCAATATATTTAAATGATTTTATTTTTAATTTTACTGCATCAATTATTGTATTTATTTTCAATGAATTTTCATCAATAATACAATCAATTATAATATTATTTTCATTTAATTTTGCATATATATAATTTAAAATTGTTATTCCTTTTGCGGATGCGCCTACCCCTATTATTTTATTGTTATTTTTTTTTAAATTTATTATCAATTGATTTATCCAATTCTCAATATTTTGTTTATATATTTTATATGTATCTATACAATAAAATCTATTGTCAATTTCATATTTTAATCTATCTCTTATACTTTGACTATCATTATATTTTAGAGATTCTGTTTGTTTTTTAATATGAAATAAATAACTATTACCATGTACGGGTACTATTTTTATATCATTTAAATAAAAATTTGTTTTTGATAAAAAAACAGTCATACTCTTTAAAGTAAAAAATGATAAATGTTCATGATATATTGTATCAAATTCATTATTTTTAATCATATCACATTGAGATGTTTGAATATAAATATCTGTATTTTCATCTGATATTTTTTCAATATTATCCATAAAATCATATATATTATCTAAATGTGCAAATACATTAAATGCAGTTATAATATCAAATTTATCTTGTAATTTTGATACAGTTTCTTTATTAAAAAATCCACATATTACATTATGATTTTTGATATTTTTTAATAAATTTTCAGCAGGATCTATGCCATATGTTTCATAACCCTCTAGTTTAAAATAATCCAATAAACAACCATCATTACATGCTATATCTAAAACTTTTTTATTTTTTTCCGGTAAACTTTTAACAAAACTTTCAAAATAGTTATTCATTGTTTTTGTTACACCACTTAAATATGTATAATTTGTAAACATTATTATAGGATTAATAAAACCTTCTAATTGTAAGTGTGAACATTCTTTACAACAATTTAATTTTAATGGAAATGATAAAAATTTATAAAAGACATCTGATAATCTATTTGGCGGTGGTTGTGTTTTTAAATCTAATACTTCAAAAATATTTTCTGATTTACAAACTCTACAATAATTTAATTTTGTCCATATATTTATTATTTTATTATTATCAATATATTTAATAAAATTTAAATCATAAAAATCTTTTACAATATCATTTTCAATTGTTTCTAATGATGATATATTATTATAATTATATTCTTCAATTAGTTTTTTATTAGATAAATAAAATTCATATTCTTTTTTTGTTGAATCATAATAGTTTATTTTAACATTCAAATTTTTTAATAAATAATTTGCTAAATCGTGTAAAGTTAATGAAAAAGATGATACATTATAAATATTTATTTTTGTTAATTGTTCATTAACTATTAATTTTTGTATTATATTATATATTTCATTTAATGAAACAAAACTTTTTTTTAAATTTTTATTATTAATAAATAATTCATTATTTATTATTGATGAATAAATCATTCTATTGATACCTCTTGTTGCATCAAAATTTGGTGAAAACCCATATACCGTTCCACATCTTAAAATTATTTTTACACAATCTCCTAAATTAATAAAAGATTCTTCATTTTCTTTAATTATTTTTGCATATTTATCGGTAGATTTAAAAAAAATACTATCATTTTCTTCATATTCATCTTTATTTATACCATCATAAATTACTGCTGAACTAAATAATATAAATTTATTATTATGTATATTATATTTTAATACATTAATAATAGTTTGTATATTTTCACAACTAGCAACTATAAAAATATTACAACATTTAAATTCATTATTAAACCATTTTTTTTTAAAATCATTAAAAGTTATTTGATTTTCATTTGTAACATTACAATTAACAACATTAATTGTATTTTGTAATTTATAACTTAAAAATGATCCTATATATCCATCAGCACCAATTATTACGTTCATAATAATATTATATTATATTATTTGTTTAACAATGTTTTATAAAAAAGTAAATTATTCAAAAATAAATACTTTCATTAATTACAAGAAACTTATAATATAGTTAAATAATAGTAATAATACCAATTTTAGAAACATATATACTAAAAAATTGAAAAAAAAATATTTGTAATAATTAAATCAATTATAATGTCATCATTTATGGATAAATAAAATGTTAGATCTTGTATTTTGTATGGATTGTACTGGTAGTATGGGACCTTATATTAATAAAGCTAAAGAAAGTATTAAAAGTATTGTTAATAAAATAACAGATAAATCTGGTTGTGATGATCTTTTATTTGGTCTTGTTGCATATAGAGATCATCCTCCCCAAGAAAATACATATATTACTAAAAAGTTTAACTTTACAAATAATTTAGAAACTATGCAGAATTATTTGATTGATCTTAAAGCGAACGGGGGAGGTGATGGACCTTAAGCTTTAACATCGGCATTATATGAAATTAACACTTTGGAATGGAGAACTGACTCTACTAAAATTGTAATTATTATATCTGATGCACCGCCACATGGTTTAGGTGAGTATGATGATAGATTTCCAAATGGTGATCCAAATGGTTATGATCCAATTATTATTACAAAAGAATTAGCATCAAAAGGTATTACAATTTATACTGTTGGTTGTGAACCTGCAATTAATAACTATCAATTTGCTAGAGCATTTTTAATTTCATTAGCAAATTTAACAGGTGGTCAAGCAATTGGACTAAATAATGCAAACTCTCTTGCAGATGTAATTCTTGGTAGTACAATTGAAGAATTAGGTATTACACAATTACTTGAAAAAGTAGATGAAGAAACAAAAAAAGTTAAATATGAATATTTATCATCAGGTAGATCATTTACAGATGATATGATTCTAAATGATGTATATACTAATTTAAGTGGTTTTGGTTTAGTAACACCACAAATTAAAGGGTGTACTGTTATGAGAGATAGTTCTGAAGGTATTATAGAAGAATCATCTGATTTAGCATCAGCCCGAATAAAATTAAGTTCTGTAAAAAGAGATTTATCATTACAAAACACATCATCTCCTATACATAAAATAGCTAAATTTGATGATTTATTCTTAGATAAAACAATTGAAATATCAAATTTTGATGAAGAAAACGTTGATGTTATTGACGATATTATTACTAAAAATCAAGTTAAGCGTTTAATTTCTAGAAACTCTAGCACTTCAACTACTAAATAATAATTAAGAGAAACAAAATAAATAGTTTTGAGTTATTGTAAATTAATTAAAAATATATATATAATTGACAAGTTTATTTTGATTTACAATTAATAAAAATCAGATACATCTTGAGTTTTAACTATAATGAAAACATATATAGACAAATAATTATTATTATTTTAATGCAAAAAATAATAATATTAATTTTATCATCATCTGGTGATGTTTATTCACAATTTAAATATTTACAAACACAATATTTATCAAAATTTACAAATCATATCAAATTTTATTTTATTGAATTTAACGATATACAAAAAGAGGATGTTATTGAAAATAATAATACATTAAGTTTTAAAGGTAATGAAAGTATTACTCCTGGCATGATAATTAAAACATCTTTAGCAATAAAATATTTAAATAAATATGATTATAATTTTATTTTTAGAACAAACCTAAGTACTGTTATAAATATGTATAATTTGTTTGACATTATTAATAATTTTGATATATCCGAAAATATGTGTTCAGGATTTCATGTTTTTGGTTTTATTACAGGTACAGGTATTATTATGAATAAAAATGTTGCTAATATTGTTGCTAATAATTATAAATCTTTTAATTATTTAAATGTTTGTGAAGATGTAATAATTTCTCAAATGTTTTCACATTATAATATTAAATATATACAACCAAATAATTATAAATGGGGTATGATTATAGATACTGATATTGATCAAGAACCACATATAACTCATTATTTAACAAATAATACTTATTCAAAATTTAATTTTGATAATAATGTTTTACATTTTAGAATTAAAAATAATGATAGAAATATTGATTTATTATTTTTTAAAGATATTTTAGAACAATTATATGGAATAAAAAATTGATATTTAAAATTATTTAGTTAATTAAATTACCACATATGTCAGTAATTATTGAACATACTATTAATAATATAGTTATAAAAATTGTAAGTAGTGAAGATATATATTACCTTGAATTTTATAATCCAGATATTAATGTACGATTACAAGTATATTCTCCAAAATATAATACTGTATATGATTATCTTTCAGTTATCAATAATAATATACATTTTATAGAAAATATGAATCATAGAGAATTAAGTGTATGGTTTGGTGAAAATATAACTTAAAATAAATAATAATTTTTAAAAAAAACATATCATAATTTTAAAAAAAATATTTAGAAATAATAAAATATAACTTAAATATATAATCAAAAAAATGAGCTCCCACTGTTATAAAATCATTAAAGAATTAAGAAATGAATTTTTTTTATTAAAAGCAAATTTATACAAAAACAATATTATAACCAATGAAATACTACAAAATATGTTTAGTTTATCTTCAATAATTATTGAGTTAGAAAATAACTATAATGGGTTATTATCAAGAAGTAGTTCAGAATACTCATTGATAATTTAGAATTAAATGATTTACCAATTTTTGATATTGATGTTGTTTCAAAAAAAATGAATGATTGAAATTTTGATTTTTTTACTATTCAACATTCAATGGATTTGGTAATTTATACTTATTTTATGTTTACGGACATATTTAATTTTGATAATTTAAAAATAAATTTGAATTCGTTTTATAATTGTGTTATTGATATATCAAAAAAATATAATAATAATCCATACCATAATTTTCAACATGCTGTTACAGTTACACATTTTATTTATTTAATTATTAAAACAGTACATCTTGATAAATATTTATCAAAATACAAACTTTTTAGTTTATTATTTAGTGGTTTAGTTCATGATATAGATCATCCTGGTACTGATAATCTTTTTGAAGCAAATAAAAAAAGTTTTTTGTCTTTACAATATAATGATAAATCAATATTAGAAAATCATCATTGTTCTACTGCTTTTTTTATTATACAACAAGATAATATTAAATTATTTAAAAATCTAAACAATATAGAATTTACTGAAATTAGAAGTACTATTATTGAATATATTTTATCAACAGATATGAAAAATCATTCATCATTAATGACAACTTTAAAATCATCAAAAATTATTGAAAATGAAGTATTACTTTGTAAATTGATTATTCATGCATCAGACTTGTGTAATCAATTGAAATGTTTTGATGTATATAAAAATGGTATAAAAAGAATACATAGAGAAATGATAATACAAAAAGAAAAAGAAGAAAAATTATGTTTACCTATTACTAAAAATATTGATATTAATAATAATAATGAACTAGTTCAAAATGAAATTAATTTTTCTATATTTTTTGTAAAACCAATATGGTCAATAATTATAAAGAAATATTTAATTATCTTATAGAGTGGATTATATGATAGTATTAAAGAGATTAGGTGTTGTATTTTAGGTGATTATGATTCAAAGTTATTTGATGATGACAAAATAGTTATACGAGCTACTTCATATGAAGTATTTACTATAAATAAGTTGTATGAAGATTCTAAAAATACGGAGTTTGATTTTAATATTTTATATCTACACACAAAAGGAATAACTAAACCTGATAATATTAATGTTAAAAGTTGGTTAGAATATCTATGTTATTTTAATATTTATCATTATGAAAAATGTTTACAATTTCTTGAATTTAATGATGCGGTTGGTGTAAATTTACAAAATGAACCACAAATTTTTGGTGGTCTAAATCGTCTTATATAAATAAATTAGACAAATGTCAATATACTAGCTATACTAGTCCTGAATTTTGGTTAACAAAAGATAAAAATGGTGAATATATTAGTTTATGGGCTTCTCATGTTAATCATTATTATGTCAATTATTCTAAGGAAAATTATGAAAATAAACCAATTTTACCATATAAGTGTGATTGAAATGTAATAAAATATTATTGTTAACTAGTAAAAAAAATTGAAAAAATAACTACATTAACTACGAAAATAGATTATTATGTCCGCATTTATAAATGAAGATAATAAATCATTAGATTTGGTATTTTGTATGGATTGTACTGGTAGTATGGGTCCTTATATTAATAAAGCTAAAGAAAGTATTGAAAGTATAGTTACAAATATAGTAGAAAAATCAGGTTGTAATGATGTTTTATTTGGACTAGTTGCATATCGAGATCATCCTCCTCAAGATAAAACATTTATTACTAAAAAATTTAATTTTACAAATAAATTAGAAACAATGCAGAGTTATTTAAATGAACTTGTTGCTAGTGGTGGAGGGGATGGTCCTGAAGCACTAACATCTGCATTATTTGAAATTAAAAACATGGAATGGAGAGAAGAAACAACAAAAATTGTAATTGTTATTACAGATGCACCACCACATGGTTTAGGAGAATATGGTGATGGATTTCTTAATGGCGATCCTGATGGACATGATCCAATTATTATTACAAAAGATTTAGCAAAAAAAGGTATTACTATTTATTCAGTTGGGTGTGAACCAGAAATTAATAAATATAAATTTGCTAGAGCTTTTTTGATTTCATTAGCAAATTTAACAGGAGGACAATCAATAGGATTAGAAAATGCTAACTCTTTAGCAGATGTTATTCTTGGTAGTACAATTGAAGAATTAGGAATTACTAAATTACTTGATAAAGTAGAAGAAGAAACAATAAAAGTTAAATATATGTATACATCATCTGGTAGATCATACACTGATGATATAGTACTTAATGATGTTTATAATAATTTAAGAAGAGATCGACATGTAACCCCTCAAATTAGAGGTTGTACAATGATGAGAGATATATCAGAAGGTATTATTGAAGGATCTGATGATTTAGCTTCTGCTAGAAGAAATCTTATTTCTAATAAAAGAGATATAACATCTGAACCTATAACACCATTAACAAAATATCGAAGATTTGATGATTTGTCATTACCACCATTTGATGATTTGCCATTACCACCATTTGATGATTTGTCATTACCACCATTTGATGATTTGTCATCGCCACCATTTGGTGATTTGTCATCACCACCATTGGAATCAAATAAGAAATCTGATAAAATTGATGTTATTGATGATATTATTACAAAGGATCAAGTAAAACGTTTAATTTCAAGAAACACTAGTAAAAGTAGTTCTAAATAAAATATGTATAACCATGTTATTAAATTAATATTTTATTCATTATCTGAATCAGAATCTGAAATATAATCATATGTATTTTTTTTATTATAAATTGAATTTTGTATATCAACATTATGAATTATTTCTATAACTTGACTATAAATTTCTTGTTGAGTCCATGGTTCAATCCATTTACCTTCTGAAAAAATAGAATAACTAAATACATCATTATCAAATGAAATACCATTATACCATATCAAATTTTTAAATTCTTCATAATCATCAGGATAATCAACATTTAATGTTATACTATTTTTAACTGTTACTATAATTTTATTATAACAATCATCAAGATCATTACAAACCAAATATAATGATTCATATTTATTTTGTTTTGGTTTAGTTAATAATATATTTACAGGTATTGACATAATTGTAAATATTTATTAATAATTTTTATTTAATTCAATTTTTTATATAATAAATTGATTTCTCATGATTTACCTAAATTACTAATTCTTTAAAAAAAATTTGATAAAAATATATTTTATTATATAATAATTAATTTATGGTTAATAAATTGGTTATTGTAGAATCACCTGGTAAAATAAAAAAAATTACTGAATATTTAGGAGAAGGATATATTGTTAAAGCATCATTTGGGCATTGTATGGATCTTGATAAAAAGACATTATCAATAGATATAGAAAATAATTTTAATCCAATATATGTAATATCAGAGGATAAAAAAAAAGTTGTAAAAGAACTAATATCTCTTTCTAAAAATTGTGAAGTTATATTGGCATCAGATGAAGATCGTGAAGGAGAAGCAATTGCATATTCATTAGGTAATATTTTAAATTTAAAAAATCCAAAAAGAATTGTCTTTCATGAAATAACAAAAAAAGCAATTAAAGAAGCTATAGAAAATCCTCGTGAAATTGATATGAATATGGTATACGCACAACAAGCACGTAGATTATTAGATAGATTAGTTGGATATAAAATTAGTCCTATATTATGGAAACAAATGAATACAAATACTGTTCAATCAGCAGGAAGAGTTCAATCAGTTGTTGTTAAAATAATAAATGATAAAGAAGACGAAATAAAAAATTCTATTAATACACCTTATTATAAATCTACAATAATTTTATATTATAATAAAAATAAAATTAATGGTTTATTAACAAAAACTGATAATGAACTTTATAAATTTGTTTCAAGTGATATTGCAAAAGACTTTTTAAAAAAAATAAATCAAGAAACTATTTTTAAAGTTATTGATGTACAAAATAAAAAATCTACTAGAAAACCTTCACCGCCATTTATTACATCATCATTACAACAAGAAGCATCAACAAAATTAAGATTTGGTGTTCAAAAAACAATGCAAGTTGCACAAAAATTATATGAAGAAGGTTTAATAACATATATGAGAACTGATTCAACATGTTTATCTAATGATTCAATTAATAATTGTAAAGATTACATTAAAAAGAATTTTGGTGATGAGTATTCAAAACCAAATCCATATAGTATTAATAAACAAGGTGCACAAGAAGCACATGAAGCAATAAGACCAACAAATGTTAATTATGAAATATCTGATAAGTTGGATAAAGATTGTAAAAAACTATATGATCTAATTTTTAGAAGAACAATAGCATCACAAATGTCGCCTGCAGAATTAGACATTCAAACAATAAAAATAGATACATTAAATAAAAATAAAAGTATATTAAAAGATTTAGATTCACTATGGATATCAACATTTGAATCAATTGCTTTTGATGGATTTTTAAAAATATATAATGATAAAAATGAAGAAGATGATACAAGTGATACAAATAAAAATGAAAAAAAAATAGAATTAAAAAATGATACAAGCCTAATTTTTGATTCTATAAAAATTTCAGAAGAGTATACAAAATTACCATTAAGATATAATGAAGCTGGACTAGTTAAATATTTAGAAAAAAATGGTATAGGTAGACCATCTACATATGCATCTATAATTAATAAAGTAATTGAAAGGAAGTATGTTGAAGTAAAAGATATTGAAGGGATTAAAAAAGAATCAAAAAATATTGATCTAGATAAAAAGTATAAAATAAAAGAAACAATAAAAGAAGTAGTATTAGGAAAAGAAAATAAAAAAATAGTATCAACTAATCTGGGATTTAGTGTTAATAATTTTATGATAACAAATTTTTCACCAATAATTCAAGTTGAATTTACTGTAGAATTTGAAAAATATTTAGATATGATTGCAGAAGGTAAAGCAAAATGGTTTAATATTCTAGATAAATTTTATAAAATGTTTAATCCAATTGTTATTGAATTATCAAATAAAATAATAAAAGATAAAGAAGATAAATTTTTTATGAAACATCCATCATTAGATGTTGATATATTTATTGGATCAGGAAAATATGGACCTTATGTAAAATTTTTAGACGAAGATGAAAAAATTAAATATGTTTCTATACCAGAATTAGAGATATCGGAAGAAGAAGTTATGGAATTAATTAAATATCCAAAATATATTGGTAAATATGATAAAAAAAAAGTATATATCCATATGGGAAAATTTGGATATTATATTAAATGTGGAGACAAAAATATATCATTCAATCAAGATGATTTAGAAAAAGTAGATATTGATTATTGTAAAAATTTAATGGAGTCAGGAGATAAATATGCATTAAAAACATTTAGAATTGAAAATACAACAATAAATGTAAAGGATGGTCAATATGGTCCATATTTGCAATTATTAAATTCAAAAAATAAAGTATTAAAAAATATTTCAATACCAAAAAATATTAATATAAAAGAAATTACGATTAAAGATATAATGAAATTAATTGATAAAATTTAATTAATTTAAAAATATCTAAATTATTATATATGAACGCTCAATATCAAACTGATAATGATCAAAATGAAGAAAATTATATTGTTCCACAAAAACCACAATATTCTTCATTATATTTTATTACACATTTAATTTTGTCTTTCTTTGCAATTTATCTTTCATGGAAATGTGGTGGATCTAAATTTGATGCAATACAATTCGTTGCTGCATTATGTTGCCCTCACTTATTTATTATTTGGGCTTTGGCTGTATATGGAGGTTGTGGTATCTTTGAATGTGCAAATGATATGATTACAAAAACTACTTAATAAAAATATTTATTTATATAATTTTAATAATTTTATAAATCAATATCTGAAGATACTATAATAATACTTTTTAAAATATTTAAAACATCATTAGTATATCTTATATTTTTGATTTCATCAAAAAACTCTTTATATTCATCTTTACTAACTGTAATTTCATTAATTTTTCTGTTTGAATAGTTTTCTAATAATATCAATATTTTAGATATTGTATTATTTTTTTGTAATCTATTTAATCTTTTTAAATTAGAAATAAAATTTAATATTTTCTCATTATTAAATGATTCTAAACTACTTTGTAATATGAATTCTTCTAAACTACTTTGTAATATGAATTCTTCTAAACTACTTTGTAATATGAATTCTTCATTCATTTTTTCTGTTTCTTCAAAGTCTTCTAAACTTTTTATTAAGATCATATCTATTTCATCAGTTGTTTCTTCATAATCTTTTAAACTTTCTTCAATGGCTTTATCAATATCATCTTGTGGTATTAATCTATCTGTATAGGCTGGGATAGGTTCTCTAATATCTTCATCATAATCCATAATAAATTCAATTATATTTAATATTATATGAATTCAATTTTTTATTTTTATATAATTTTATTAATAAAACCATTTTGTTTTTCTAATGTATTATTGATATAATCATAAAAAGATTTGATTCTAGGATTTTTTGTTTTAGTAGATTTGCTAATTTGTATTATAGAAGAATTTTTTTCTTTGATATCTTTTAATATATTTTTATCATTAATAAACATTTGGTTTCTATACAAATAAATATACAAAACTAATAAAAGAATGTAGATTATATAATCTTTTTTACTACTTGTTTTAAGTAAAATATCAAAAGAATATACTTGTGATATAACCAATAAAAGACCAAAAATTATTGATAAATATATTTTATTCATATTTATTGTAATATCTTTATACGAATTTGAAATTAACAAAGGTAAAATAAACATGTTAACTATAAAAGTAAATATAAACATGTAAAAAATATTATGTGTTAAATACATTATATATTTATATTAGATTTTTTTTAAATTTAATAAATTTATTTTTTACCTCCAAAATATGGTTTACCATGTCCTTCTTTTATCATAATATTATTTATAGAATCATTATCAACATTATTATAAACATTCACTAAAATACGACCATATTTATCAAAATCAAAACATTCTATTTTGATTAGTCCAGTGGGTGATTTATTTATTAATTCTAAAAATCTTTCTTTAGCTTTATGAGCTAATTTTATTTCTTCATCTCTATTTTCTTTATTAAGTAATGGTTTCATTTCAGGACTATCATATCCACAACATCTACACTTATATTTTATAATTTCACCATTATAGATAAATATAACTGTTAAAGTATCTCCATCATAAACAGAACAACATTTTGCATCCAAAATTTTATTCTTGAAACTAAAATAGGGAATACTATCATGTTTAGTTTTCTTTAAAATATTATTTTGATCACTATTTAATTTTTTATTTAAATTATTTGGTATACAAAACTTATTACCCATACTATAATAATAATAAATTTTAATATATGTATTTCAATTTTTTTATATGTATATATAATGATTATAATAATAATTTTGATAGTTATATTATTATTTCTGATTTTTTCAAAGCAAGAAAAATTTCAAACTGATAAGTTTGTACCAGATTTTATTTCAATCTATGAAAAAAAACTAGGTAGATTTAAAAATAGTGATACAAAAAAAAGAATACTTTTACTTGGATCAATTTCACAAAAAAAATTAGATTTCTTTACTAATTATTTTAATAATTCAATAATCTATGTTTATAATGAAGATAATATTGTTTATAAAAATATTGATGAAAGTATAATAAAAAATGAAAATTATCCATTTATGATAGAAGAAGTTGATAAATTAAAAAGATTAAATAAATCATTTGATATAATTCTAACACAAGGTCAAATATCTATTGATAACTTTATGTTTATAGCTAAAAATTATATTAATTTACTTGAAAAAGATGGTATAATTATTTTTGAAAATATACAAACATTAGATAATATTGGTAAAATTATTGATTCAATACCATTAGATATTAAAAATAAATTTGAAATTCACGATTTAAGAAGAGTTAATGGTAAATATGATAATATATGTATTATTATGGATAAACATATTTAATAAAAAATAATTTATAAATGATTATAATGGATATTATTTTTTATATTATATTATTTGTTATTTTGTATTGTATATATAGAATATTTATATGTGAAAAATTCACAAAAAATATTTATTTAAGTAAAAGTGAATTAGAAAAAACATTGATAAATAATAAAGATAAATATTATGAAACATTTAATGATAATGATTTAAGAGTAAGAAATATTGAAGACATACATAATTATCATGAAATAATAAAATCATGTTGTATCAATATTTCAAATAATACAGAGAAAATGTTAAATGAATTAACACAACTTGCAGATAATAAAATAAAAAAAATAAAAATAAAAGGTTTTGATGGTATTAAAGCTTCAAATTTACAATGGATTATTGGTATTGTATCTGGTAAAAAATATGAATATGGACTACCGCATACAAGAAATATGACAATTATAATACCTGAACATATTTTAGATAATAAAGATGTATTATTACGTGTATTAATACATGAAAAAATACATATATATCAAAAAATTTATCCTGAAGATATTAAGATTTGGTTAAATAATAATAGATTTAAAAAATATAGACTAAGAACAAAAAATGATAATGTAAGAGCAAACCCTGATATTGATAATTTTATTTATAAAAATAAAAACAATAGTTTGATAATGTCAAAATATAATGAGTTGCCATTATCAATTAATGATGTTAAATATTATCCATTAAATGATTATAGATATGAACATCCATTTGAATTAATGGCTTATACATTAGAAGATATGATTAATAAATAAATGATGTTTTATTAATTTTTTTTTAAGTTTATCATAAATAATTTCTTTTAAATATTTTAAAAAAAATTATTTATTTAAAAAAATATTTTTATTAATGTCTTAATGGAAACCGAGACGTATGCTTTTTCTGCCGATATCAATCAATTGTTATCATTGATAATCAACACAATTTATTCAAACAAAGAAGTATTTTTAAGAGAACTAATATCTAATAGTTCTGATGCATTAAACAAAATTAGATACCAAAGTTTAACTGAACCAACATGCTTAGACACAAATCCAAATTTAGAAATAAATATTTTATTTGATCATGATAAAAAAGTCTTGACAATTATGGATTCAGGTATTGGTATGACTAAAGATGAATTAATTAATAATCTAGGAACTATTGCAAGTTCAGGTACAAAAAAATTCATTGAAAATTTAACATCAAAAGATGTTTCATTAATTGGTCAATTTGGTGTTGGATTTTATGCTGCTTATTTAGTAGCTGATAGAGTTAGTGTTGTATCTAAAAATAATAGTGATGAACAATATATTTGGGAATCTGAAGGTAACGGAACTTTTACTATTGCTAAAGATGAATCTTCAGAAAAATTATTAAGAGGAACAAAAATTATGTTACATATGAAAGATGATATGCAAGACTATTTAGAAGAATCAAGAATTAGAGACTTGGTTAAAAAACATAGTAATTTTATTGATTTCCCAATTAATATTCAAGCACAAAAAACTAGAGAGTATGAAGTAGAAACTGAAGAAAAAGATGAAAATGGTGATCTTAAAAAAGATGAAAATGGTGAAATTAAAAAAGAAACGAAATCTGAATCATATACTGAAATGGAACAACTTAATAAAACCAAACCATTATGGACAAGAAATCCAAAAGAAATAACTGAAGAAGAATATTCTGAATTTTATAAATCATTAACAGGAGATTATGATACATATCTCGATCATTTACATTTTTCTGTTGAAGGTCAAGTAGATTTTAAAGCTTTATTATTTATTCCTAAAAGAGCTCCATATGATCTTTTTGATGGTCAAACAAAAAGAAAAAGTGAACTTAAACTTTATGTTAAGAAAGTATTTATTACAGATGATTTTGAAGATCTAATCCCAGAATACTTAAAATTTGTTAAAGGTGTTATTGAAACTGATGATGTTCCACTAAATATTAGTAGAGAAATGTTACAACAAAATAAAATTATGAAAATCATTGGTAAAAACATTGTTAAAAAAGTATTAGAAATGTTTTCATCTGTAAGTGATGATTCTGAAAAATTTAGAATCTTTTATGAACAATATAGTAAGCATATTAAATTAGGTGTTCATGAAGACACTACAAATAGAAATAAATTAGCTAGTTTACTAAGATATGAAACTTCAAGAAGTGATGGTGATTTAATTTCTCTTGATGAATATATTGAAAATATGAAAGAAGGACAAACTAATATTTATTATATGACTAGTGATTCAGTAAAATCAATTCAAAATAGCCCTTTCTTAGATTATTTTAAATCTAAGGAATACGAAGTATTATATTTAGTAGATCCTTTAGATGAATATATTACTCAACAACTTAGAGATTACAAAGAAAAGAAACTCTTATGTATTACTAAAGAAAATGTTGATTTAAATGCAAATGATGCTGAAAAAGAAGAACATGAAAAAAATAATACAGAATTCAAAGGAGTATGTGATTATATCAAATCAGTATTAAATGATGAAGTAGAAAAAGTTGTTGTTTCTAATAGATTAGAAAAATATCCATTTTTATTATCAACAAGTGAATTTGGATGGACAGCTAATATGCAAAGAATTGCTAAAGCACAAACTTTTGGAAAACAAGATATGATGCAATTTATGATGGGTAAAAAGATTTTAGAAATTAGCCCTAAGCATGAAATTGTTCAAAAAATGAAATCTAGATTAGAACTAAATAGTGAATCCAATATGAAAGATCTTGTTAGATTACTATATGATCTTGCTTTACAATCATCTGGATTTAATATTGAAAATTCTACTGATTTTATTAGTCGTGTATTAAATTTAGTTAGTCACGATTTAAATAATATTACTGGAAAAAATACAGATATTAGTGAGAAAAATACTGATATGACTATTTAAAAAAAAAAAAAATATAATATAATATAATTTAATGAAAATTTGTAATTTTGATTTAATTATACTTGTTATTGTAATGTTTTTTGTTGTTTTCGCATATGATCAAATAAAAAATTTTATAAATAATAAAGAAAACTTTCAATCAACAACAACTGGTTATCAAGCTGATATTGAAGCTATAAGAAATTTATCTAGTATTGCTACTCAATTACAAGCAGGAGGAATAACTGTTCCTGGTATTTTAACTGCATCAGGATTAACTATAAATGAACGAAATGGTAATCCATTAATTATAAATAGTACCAAAAATTCATGGTTATTTAATAACTATCCAAATGATGATAAATTAGGTATTCGCGGTCAAGATGCTAATGGTAATTGGACTGATACAAGGTTAAGTTTATCTCAAAAAGGTGATTTAAAAATAGCAAGTAAGTTAGCAACTAATAATTTAGATCCTAATAATATGCCCGATGGTTGGGGAGGTGGAATTAGAACATTCGATATATATGGTAGTGGTACAATTGCTTGTGGAACTGATGGTAAACAATTAAATGCATATTTAAATAGAGATGGTGATGGTTATTTTAGGAAATCATTAACAGCATATAATTGCAAATTAGGAGGTGGTGTTGGGGCATATATGGTTGATGGTACTAGTGGTTCAAATTTATTTGCTATATTATGTTCTATTAAAAATACTAACTGGTTTGGTATTGGAGATAGAGATGATCATTATTTTGTATTACCTGGTTATAGAGTACAACTTTTTACATTTTTTGATTATCTTAATGATAATAATGAAAATGGTAATAAGCCATTTAATGATTTTGATAATACAAATGGTTCGCAAACAATTTATTATGAAGTGAAGAATATGGTTAATCGATCATCATCATTAAAATTATTTTTCTTAGGCACTGAGGTAAAAATAGATGGTGTTTCATAATTTTAATTTACTATAAATTTTTTTTATTTTTCCATATGATTAAATAACTACTAGTTATAAATTATTGCAACCAAAATTATAACAATAGTTAATACATGTAAATATTATAAACTAATTAAATTTAAATACTTCATCTATCCTATTCCTTTCTTTTTCTTCTTCAGTTAATTCATTTTTATATTTATTATAAACATAACCTACTAATTTATTTTCCATATTTGGTAACCATGGTATTCCTTCAAAATATTTATGTTTGTACATAAAATCAACATAAAAATCGACTGGATACAAATGAGATATAGAAGATTTTGGATTTGTTGTTAATTTTGCTAAAGATTTAGGTAATAAAAAATTCATTTGTTGTGGTAAAATTATCAATAATTGTTCTAATGGTGTAATTGGATTTCCTTTTTTAAATTTAATTTGATTCATATCAATCATATATTTATTAATATCTGATAAAAAAGGTGGATAATCATATGGATAATGCCAATTCCAATCAGGTATTTCTTGAAAATAATAATATGTTGCCCATCTAATACCAATTAAATAATGTTCTACCATTTTTTTTACAAAATCTTCTAATTCATCAACCGTTACACCATAATAATAATTATAATAATTAAATCTATAATTATTATCAACACCAATTCCGACATGATCTGTAACTTTAAAAAGTACATTATCTATTTTTTCAAGTTCTTTTTTATAATCATCATTATTTGTATAGTGGTGATATCTCTTTTTATTATAATTTTTAGTTAAAATTGCATCTTCATTTAATGCTAATTTACCTATAAATATTTCTAAAAATATTTGATTTATTTTTTTTCTATCTTCTGATAATAAATATTTTTCATCATTTATTATAATTTCTTTAAATGTTTCCATATATATTTTTATTAATGTTTCAATTCCTTTTTGACCAATATCTAAAGCATGTAAATGTGGTAAAAAATCATTTCCTAAAAAATAACATAAAAATATAAAATCATTAATAACTCTTTCTTTATTTAAACTTATATTTTCAATTTCTGACTCAAATGAATTATGAATACAATCTCTCATTATTTTTATTGAGACATAATTTAATTTATCATCCTTTGATCCATCAAAATGTTGAGCTTCACGTAATAAATACACATTATCTAGTTTAGTAACTAACATTAAAAATATTAAATCAGCATCAAGACCATAGGTAACATAAGAATATGGTTTTTTATTTTTTTTTATAAAATCTAATAATTTATGTTCACCTTCACCAGGTGTATTAGCACTTGAATATATGATTCTAATTGATTGTTTTTTACACCAATCAATTAATTTTATATGAAGTTTTTGCATAAATTTTGTACCTGGACTTATTGCGCTATTGCTCCAAAAATAAGTATGTGGAATATTGTATTTATCTTTTATTTTATAATAGAATTCTTTATCATGATAAGATCTAAATCTTCGTTGTCTTTGTTGTTTCATTTTTGCTGCACATACTGGTCCATCAATAGCTATGTAAACACCTTTCTTTGGATCAACATATTTAATTATTTTATCAATATATTCAATAACTGCATTTATCATTTTATTTTCTAAACTTTTAAAATTTATATTTGTTTTTTCACTTTCTTCTGCTAATATTTTAAAACATATTGGATGTATTAAACAATTTGTATCAATTAAAAACCAATCAATTTTTTCTACTATTTCATCATTTGTTGATTCTTTTGAAAATATAAATTCTTTTTGTTTATAATTTCTCATCAACCATGCAAAAAATTTTGGTACTCCCATAAAATATATGTTTATTACACTTTAAATGTTGATAATTCATTTTTTATTATGATTCTAATACAGATAATAATTAGATTTAATGATGCTGATAATAATATACCATCAATTATTATTTTATAAAGAGACAACATTATTTCCTGATTTTGGAAGTAGTATAAAAATGATAAATTCTGATTATACTTATATAATAAAAATAATAATAGTTGCGACGTTTATCCAAATTATAATATTTTTAAGATGGCATTGATTCAGAGTTTGTAAATCATATATTTTTTCATTAAAAAACTAAAAATTTAGAGATACCCTTTTGTAATTTACAATATTTCTTAAATTATTTAATAAATTTATTGATTTGATTTGATACTCATCAATATAAAAATATTATGATCCAAAAATATATTTAAATAAAAACTAAATATTTATTTTAGATAGTTATTAACTCAATTTGGAACATGAAAACGGAATAATTTCTAGAATAACTAAAATATTTGATATTTAAAAAAACACATTTTTATTTGTTATTGTCATGTATTCGATTAAATTAAATAATTTTGTAATAAAAAAATAAGGAAAATTTTTATCAATTAATTCATCTTGATCAGTTGAACCAAACCATATAGACGTAAAGAATGGTATATAACAAATAGAATAATATAAATCCATTTCATATTCTTTATATGAATAATTAGTAACACCGTTTTCAATTAATTTTTTAAAGTAATATTCTTTTAATATATTAAATATTCTAATAGAATTTTCAATATCAAAACTTTCAATAACAAAAAATATTAAGTCTTGACACCCTTTACCAATTGCACAATGTTGCCAATCTATAAAATATGGTTCATAATTATTTTTAATATCATAAAATATATTTGGTGATTTAATATCTCCATGAATTAAAGTGAGATTTGTGTTATTAGAAAATTTTTCTTGAATTTTATTAAAGTTATTATATATTTCATCACATTTTTGTAGTTGATAATTATTTAAAACGTTAGACCATTTTTTTTTAAACAATTCGTATTTTTCATTTATAAAATCACATAAAAAAGGTTTAAATATAATATCACTACTATCTTTCAATTCAGGAAAAATTTTTTTTAAATTTTTATTCCAAAATTTACTGTGTAGTTTTGTCATTCTATCAACAATTTTTAATGAAATATCTATACTTTCAATATTTAAATTCAAATTTAACTCGTATTTTTTATCAAATAAATTTTCTAAAACAATACCTATTGTATTATAATCATTATCAAATAATAAATTATAAAATATTGGAATTTTAATATTTACAAATTGTGAAATATTTTTATAAAAATAATATTCACGTTCATACAGTTTTAATTTTTTTGCCATAATTGATAAATTATTTTCTTTTGTGTTCTCATATTTTATTATTTGTGAATATACATTATCAGTTGTAATTATTTTATAACTTATAACATCAGCAATAAATCCACCCTTTAGTTTATTTTCATCAATTAAAACATCTGTAATATCTAATAAATTATTATTATTTATAATTATTTTTTTAAGATAATCTATTACATTTATACTTGGAGTAAATAAATTATTAACATCGAAATTTAAAAAATTTTTTATTGTTATATTAGCCCCATTATTTATAAGTACATTCTTATCATAATTTGTTTCAATTCCTATAAGTAATTTTGGATTAACTCCTTTACCACTTATCAAACCTGTTTTAGAATCTTCAAATATTATACATTTATTATTTTTGATATCATATAATTCAATTGCTTTTTGATAAGGTTCTATATTTGGCTTTCCAAATTTACAATCATTATTAGATATAATAAAATCAATGAAATGTTGAATTTTTATAAATTCTACGATTTTATTTGAAACTCGACTATTGCAATTTGTTACAATACATATTTTATGCCCTTGTAATTTTATATTTTGTAACATATCATATATACCATCAACTATTTTTATTTCATCTATATTTTTAATAAATAAATCATCTTTTAATTTAGATAATTCTAAAATTGATATATTAATGTTTGTTAATAAATTATTTTTAACATATGTATCATTATTTCCTTGAATATATTTTTTGTACATTTCTTCATTTAACAAAATATTATATTTAAATAATATTTCATACCACACATTATAATATATTATATCTGTAATAACTATTGTTCCATCTAAATCAAATAAAAATGCATATGTGTTATCAATATATTTTTTAACTTCTGTTGGTGTTCCTAAAGAAAAAACACATTCTTTTTTTAATTCATAACCTTTAAATTTAAAGTTTTTTTTAAGCATTTCCGATATAACACATGATGTATATGGTTCATTATTAAATGTTATATTATTATCAAATACATACTTACAGTATTCATATAATATATTTATATCACTAAAAGCATATGCTCCTGTATTAGCATTATCAGAAATTTTTTCTTTTTCCTTTATATTAATAATATCATTTTCATTATTTAATTCTATGTATGAATAAATTGGTGATTTTTCAAAATTTTTTCTATAAAATACAATATTTTCATCAATCTCACTAAAAATATTTAAAATATTTTCTGTATAAAAAGTATCACAATCTAAAATAATAGTTTTTTTATTATATTCATAAGTATGTAAAATAACTTCTATTCCTAAATATAGTGTTTCACTTGCTCCTTTAGTATCATTAATTTTAATTAGATTTATAAATGGATATTTTTTATTTACATATTGATCAAAATTATTATCATTTAATTTTTTGTTGTAAATTATAAAAACCTTATCATTTTTAGTTATAGATATATTATCTATTACATATTCAATCATATTTTTTTCAAATATTTTTATTAATGGTTTAGGTTTATCATAACCATTTTTTAAAAATCTTTCACCCTTTCCACCTAATGGTATTATTATATTCATCTAAATAAAGTTATATATAAATATATATATATATATTTATATTTATATACATGGTAAAATTAGCATTATGTTTTTCAGGGAGATACAAGAACATATTCTGATTGTTTTGAATCTATTAAAAACAATTTATTAGACAAATATGATTGTGATGTTTTTATTTCTACATATGAAACAAATGATGAAATAAAAGATGATATCATAAATTTATATAAACCAAAAAAATATATTTTTCACGATAAAAACAAAGTTACACAAGATGTTTCTAAATATATAGATAATTTAGAATGTGTTAAAACATATAATTGTCCAGTGATGATAGACCAATCTTATAATATAATACTTTCAAATAATATTGAAGATTATTTTTTAAATTATAAAGAACATGAAAGTAATTTTAGCTATCAAAAAATAAGTTTAAATGCTTTATGCCAATTTTTTGGAATTTATGATGTTTCTAAATTATGTAAAGAATATATTTTAGACTATAAAACAGAATATGACTATATATTAAGAATAAGACTTGATAATATTTTTTATAGTGATTTTATATTAAACGAATTAGAAGAAAATGAAATATTGATAAACTTTATTCAATATTATTTTGATTCTGTAAAATTACATGACCATTTTTTTATGGCTAAACCAGAAACATTTTTTAAAATTTCTTCTTTATATAATAACATTCACAACATAATAGCAACCATTAATAATAATAATTGTTGGTTACCAGGTGCAGGATATCAAGAAACTTTATTATTAATACAATCACTATTATATAATGTTAAAATTAAACAATCAAATTTTTTTTTTGGTAAACTACCAAAAAAATAAATATTCTTGTATTGATATTCAAAAATTATTAATATAATAAAAATTGGAAAAATAATTAACTAACCATATATTATGCAACAACCTAATAATGTTATTAATATTGGACATTTCGTTAAACAAGAAATAACAAAAAAATAATGTAATTCTATATAATCTTAAAAAAGAAATTAATAATAGTATTGATTTTTTTGTTAAAAATAATAATCTTAGTGATTATGATGAATTATCAATATTAATTACTAAAATTAAATCAGAAGGTTATGAATATATGATGAAAATAAAAAGTTATTTATCATTATTAGAAATTAAAGATAAAAATCAAACAAATAAATATGAATATAAAAGATGTACAAATTAACACTTATTATCAAATTTAACTTATTTTTCAAATTACTTTGAAGATTTAAAAAACTGTTTTTGGTATAGAAATTGATAAAAATCTATCTTTGATAAAAGTAAAAAAAGATGATATATGTGTAGCAACTATGCAAAAAGCTTTAGAATTTTTTGAAACAAAAGTTGAACTTAAAAAGAATGAAAATATTGGTGAATTTACAATATTTATATATTAAAATTTTTGTCTCATTTTAAATCTTCACATGTGTAAATTATTAAATAAAAATAATAAAAGAATTACATGCGATGTATATAGATTTAAACTATTTTTACTTAAATAAGACAATAATTTATTTTCAGGTATATTTATTTTTTCAATATTATTGTTTTCAATAAAATACATTCCAAAAATAAATAATGGTAACCATTTAAATAAAGGAAACCAATCCATCATATTATATTTTAATGATGCTCCTGTTATTGTATCAATAAAGTTATTTATCTTTGGTGGTTCAACAAATGAAAATAGTAAAATTAAAATAATATATAAATTTGGATAAGGAACAATAAATGAACCTAAAATACTTGCAAGCCCAATAAAATGCAATATACCAAATCTTATGTAAAATTCAGGATATAAAATATATGTTGTGATTGATATAATAATTGCATGAAATAATATTTCAATATTTCTTTTAAATTTATTTTTCATAAATGATTCTTTATTTTTTTTATAATTTAATACTAATGAACAACCTGCTAAAAATATAAATAATGTTCTTGCTATTGTACCCGATAAATCTATAAAAATATTTTTAGAATATTCCGTTTCATAATATGTTGATACATCATAAAAATAAAATATATGTTGAATAATCATAAATATAAATGCTAATCCTCTTAAATTATCAATTATTGCTATTCGTGTCATTATATCTAATTAGAATAAAATTTTTATTACATAAATCAAATATTAAATAATTAATTTGTTAGTATAATTTTCTGAAAATATAAAAATAATATATAAAAATAAATTAATAGTTTAAGATAAAAAAAATATATAATAGAATAATTAATGGATAGTAAAAAATATAATTTTATTAAAGATAGAATATCACATATTTCTGAACTTGTTAATAAATCCCATGTTGATTCAATTATTGATTATGAAAATAATGATAAATCATTAGAAAATTATTTTAAATCGGAAGATATACGCGAATTGATGCCAAAAAAATTTATTGATTTTAATGATGCAATAAGTAATTTAGGAGGAAAATTATTATACATAAAAAGTGGTTCAACTGGACATACATTTAAAGGTGTTTATCCACCTAACGAAAAAGATAAACAATCATATGCAGTAAAAATTGTTGCATATCCAAAAAAAGAAAACTATGGTGATATGTATAATATAAAAAGACCTGAAAATGCAGAATTACTGATGATAAAATTATTATCACAATTTGTCGTTAAAAAACAAACTCCACATATTGTTTTACCAATAACAACATTTAACACAAGTATTAGACCATTTTTAAGTTTATCTAAAAAAGATATTGTAAATAATAAAAGGTATGATCAATTTCTAAAAAAATATAAAGAAGGTGAATATTATCAAAATGTTTCAGTTTTAATATCTGAATGGGCAAACTCTGGGGATTTATTGGATTTTATAAGAAAAAATTATAAAGAATTTAAAATTAAACATTGGAGATCAATATTTTTCCAGTTATTATCAGTTTTAGCAATTATTCAAGCAAAATATCCTTCCTTTAGACATAATGATTTAAAAATGAATAATATATTAGTAAATGAAATAGCAATTTCTCCAACTGATAATAAATATTTTTATAAAATAAATAACCAAGTATATCATGTCCCAAATATTGGTTTTCAAATAAAATTATGGGATTTTGATTTTGCATGTATACCAGGAATTGTTGATAATAGTAAAGTTGATGCAGACTGGACAAATAAAATTAATGTTAAACCTGAAAAAAATAGATATTATGATATCCATTACTTTTTTAATACTTTTGTTAAAAAAGGTTTTTTCCCAGAGTTTTGGACTGAAGATTGTATTCCTGAAAAAGCAAAAGAATTTGTTAATAGAATAGTTCCTGAAAAATATCAAGATGGTGAACTAATATCTGATAGAGGAAGATTATTAGTTAATGATGAATATTTAACACCTGACGAAATTTTAAAGAATGATGTATTCTTTAAAGCTTGGAGGATAGATTAATAACATTTGGAGGATAGATTAATATTATTTGGAGGATAGATTAATATTATTTGGAGGATAGATTAATATTATTTGGAGGATAGATTAATATTATTTGGAGGATAGATTAATCTGAAGCTAAATTATTTGGTGGAGGAATTATCATAAATGGCGGTGCATTATTTGAACTATTTGTTGATTCATGTGGTATTTTAAATTCTAAAATATTATCTAACATATTATTCATAGTTTCATCATTATTTGATGGTTCAATTGAAGCATTATAATTATTAGTTTTAAATTGCTTAGAGAAATCTATCATTGGCATTGACATGTTTATGATATTTTTGTCTTTATTATTTAATAATTCATTGTAATTTTCATTATAACTATTTAATATTTCATCATAATTCGGTATTTCAATATTGTCAACATTAATATTATAGTTAGAATCAAACTTTAAATTTAAATTGACAGGATTATCATAATAACTAGGTTGTGAATAATTATTACATTTTTCAGGAATTTTTTGTGATTCTATAAGAGAATTATCAAATATTACCTTATTTGTTACATCACTTGTAATATCAAAATTTACTTTTTTAGCATTAATATCTGATTCATTACTATTTACATTAATTCTTATTTTTTTGAAAACAATATAAGATGCATTTTTGACAACATCATTTCTTATATCAATTGATAAAAATACTTTTAATTGACCAATATTATTATCGCAAGTAACTGTAAATGAAAATGGATTAACTTCTTTTCCACTTAAATTAGTATAATATGAAACAGGACCTTCAATATTAATTTCAGTAAATTTAAAACTTCCTGAATTTAATTTATTAAATATTATTGTTTTGATTTTATCTAATTCAGCTTCAGAAAAATTCTTTTGTTCAGAATCACTAACAGTTAAAAAATAATCATCAGTATCGGTTGTAACCATTTTTTCCATAAATGCATAAAGTTTTTTTAATAATTTAACATCTAGTGTTGGATTTTTTTCAATCATTTTTTGAATAAACATATTTTGATGATATGAAATAAAAGAAGGAGCTTTATCTTGAAATTCTGATAAACCTTTAAATGTTACAATACCAAAATCTTCATTATAGTTAAAAATTTGTTTAATAAATCTATTAATTTTAAAAATTAAAAAATTTAAATATTTTTTTAAAACAAATAATACTGAATCTGGATTTGGTGAAATGTATTTTAAAACAATTAAAATTATTAAAAATATAAATATATTAAAACATAAATTTTGATTCATTTAGTTAAATTATATATAGTTAGAATATAATTTATGACCCTTCGTAACCATCAAATGCTTCGGCTGTTCCATCTATATCATCATCAACTTCATAATCATCTATATCAAATGCCTCTTTTTCTTCACGTAAATCTTCATTTTGTTCTTTAACTTTTTCTTCATCAATTTCTTGTATATTAACTAATTCTTGATACATACCAACAAACTTAACTTGATCATCAATATATGGTAATTCATTCAATAATATGTAATCATATTTTCTAACTTCAATATTTGTATAATCAATATTTGTATTTTTATTTAAAGCTTTAAATAACTTAACGATCATATGAGATAATTCTGATTCTATTGCGGGTTGTTTATTATAGTCTAATAATCTATTTAAATTCATAATAATATAATAAATTAATTTACTGTCTGTATTATAAATATTATTTAAAAATTTACAGTCAATATAACTTTCATTCAATAAATCAATATCAATATTAATTTTTATATTTTTTAAATTTACATTATTAATTATAGATGTTGAATGTTTAAAAACAGCATTATGACCTTCTTTATCTTTTAAATTAAATTCTCTTAATTTTTTTGTAAATTCTTGTATTATTTCTTTTTCATTTTTATTATAAAATCTTGAGTTTATTGGTGTGTTATTTTTAACTGAATAAATCATTGATTCAAACTTATTTATAAATTGTTTGATATTAACTATTCTATTTCTTAGTATTTTATTAATTAATTCTTTATTTAATTCTGAACTTAATTCATAATGATTTATATTACTATATTCATTTTCTAATCCAAATGTTAATAAAATATCTAAAATAGATAATTCTTTAATTATTGATGCATTATTTTTATTTTTTTTTATAGTTTTTCCATCTTCTGAATAACCCAAATATTGTAATGTAACTAAATCATAATAAACATAAACATTGTGTGATTTATCTTTATAAAATAATACATCTTTATTTAAACCTGAAAAATTCTTTTTAATTTGTAAGATATCATCTTTGGATGAAATTTGAATAATATTTTTATTTTCATTACCTAAATAATCATGATTTATTATGTAAATAGTATCTTTTAAAAAAATATTTTTATTACCAACTTTTATTTTTGGTCCTAAAACTTTTATTAATCGTTCAACAAAATCTATTAGATAATTTACATATTGATTAGTTTTATATTTATCTATTATGTCTGTATTAAATCTTTTATTAAATTTTTTAATAATTTCATAACTTATCTTTTCATTTTCTATTTCTTGTTTTTTATATTCTCGAATTTTTTCTAATGTTTTTTTAATATCATCATTTTCTTTTTTGTGTAAATTTTTATATAATGTTTTTAATTCATCTGATAAATATTTATGATCATATGGGTCAATATTACATAAATCACAAAGTAATGTAGTTTGATTTATTTGATGTAATTCACCAGTAATACAATATTTCTTACTTAAATTTTTCAATTGATTAATTTTAATTTTATTTATGTATTCTGATGATTCGTCTTTTTTTATTCTTTCTTTGTCGTTTAGTAGTTCATTATAATTACTATTACATAATTCACAAATAATTAAATCATCTTTTAATTTCCATTTATGAAATCTACCATCTTCACAATTAGTTAAAAAACTAAATTTTGATGAATCTTTTAAATATCTTATTTTTTCATTTTTAAATATTATATTATGACAATACTCTATTGGTTTAAGATCATTTATAAATTTTTCTTCTACAGATATAGGTATATATTCAATTTTATTTTTAATTATTGATATTTTTTTTGTTGTCTCGTCATATTTAATATTTTTTGAACTCTTTTTTTCTATTCTTAATAATATTTCTTTATCATTAAATGTATGATTTATTTTTAACATAAATCTTGTTGTTATTATTTCATATAAAAAATTCTTACCTTCTACCATATTTGCTTCTATTATTGAATTAATTAAATCAACAACTGTATGTATTATGCTTTTTTGAATAATACCAATATTAGTTGTCGAATCATCTTTAAATAACCATATTTTGTTATTAGCAAAAACACAACTAAAATAATATAATGCATAACAAAATAAAGGTATTTTAATGATTTGTGTTTTTTCTTTTTGATTTAATCTTAAAAATAAACCATCAAATAATTGTTGTCCAACTTTTGAATAAAAAAAGTAATTACATCTTCTATCATCTTTTAAATTTATTAATTGTCCAGCATTAATTTCACTTAAAAATAAAAAAATCATATAAGCCATAATATTATTATATTTGATTGTTTTATAGTAATCAGTATCTGTAGATGATATTAAAAATATTTCATCTTTTAATTCAAAGAAAAATAAATTAGTTAAATTTTTGTTTATGTTATATTTTTCTGATGCTAATTCTATTCTATTTTTTGGTTGTATTTTAATAAATTCAGTATGTATTTGTATTAAATCAATAATATCTTTTACTAATGTTTTTCTGTGTAATTTATTTGTTGGAGTATTACCCAAATAATAAGTTAAATCACATAAATAAGCTATTTTTTCTATATTTTTATTCAAGTTATTTATTGTTCTTGATAAAGTTTTGTATTTTGGTAATTCTTCTAATTTTTGATTAACTGCTAATGATGTAGTCATAAATGTATCTGTTTCTTTATTATATGTTCCCTCATACACATATTTTTTTAATTGTAATAATTCGTTACAACTTTTACAAATAAAATCACCTTGTTGATTTTGTTTAACATATTTTTTAACAAAATCAAAAACTGATTGATTAAAATTTTCACCTTTTTGTTTTTTTATATTTGACCATTTAATATAATGATTACATATTGGTATATTTTTTATTACTTCCTCAACAATAAGTTCTTCTTGTTTTTTGTTTGTATCAATAATTATTATATTTTTCTCTTGTTTTATAATATCAATAGATGGAAGTTTAATAACTTTTTTCCTTATTCCTGGAATAATATTATCAGTTTCATCTTCTGTAACTTCTATTTCTTTTATTTTATTTGTTAAAATATAAAATAATATTTCATTTTTAATTTCAGGATTTAATTCAAAATTATAATATTTTAAACCATAGATTTTAAATAACTTATCCAAGTTCCAAAAATCAAAATTTTCATGTCTGTTAATATAATTTTCTAATTTTGTTTTTACTATATTTGTATATTTATTGTAAATTTCATATAATAATAAATTTATATTTTTTTGTGAATCATTTACACTAAAATCAACGTATTCTTTTGTTTTTTTTGGTATATCTTTTGAATTATTAAATAACCAATAATATAATTCATGTTTAGGTTTGTGTGTAATTGTTTTATTTATTGCTCTTGAAAATGCAGTATAACCATTATCTGATTCATATTTTTTTCTTACATCTATCATATCTTTAATTTTAAAACATTCAAGTGGTTTTGTATTTTTTGACTTTACTAAATTAATTCTAGATGGATTCCATACAATTCCTATTACATTTAAATCTAAATTGTTATGTCCTACTCTTACTTCTATATCATTTGTTTTTTTATGTGTTTTTAAATTTGCATATCTTATTGATTCAATTGTATTTGGTGTTCTAACTTTAATATAATCATTTGATACATGTTTAAAATTTAAATATGCATATTTTCTTATTTCTTCTAAATCTATTAAATTATCATTATCATTTTGATTATCTGAATAATTTAATTTTTGTATTATTTTCAATTCTTCATCATCATTGTATAAAACAACTAATCTGTCTTCCATATTTTTATAAAAATTTTCTTTTATTTCTAATTTTAATTTTACATTTTTTTCAACTAATGGTGAATAATAATTTTTTATATTATTTATTTTATTAATTACATATTTTACTTTTGTGTCTTCTCTTGTTTTACTTTCGGTTTCATATTTTTCAGTATTTTTATGATATCTTAAAAAATCTTCAGATATTGGAATAATAATTCTATTAGAAAATAAAAAATTTATATAATCTTTATGTTCTTTGATTATTATTTCTTCAGTTTCCTTTATTTCTGATAAATAATTATAAATTTCTTCAGCTAAACCTCTTCTATTTTGTGTTAATGATAAAAATTTTTGTATTACACTAAAATCAACTATTTTATTTTTATTTGATGTTACAATTTCTATATATTTATATTCTGCATTTTTTTCATCTACTTCTTTTAAAATATTATTTATTTCTATTTTTTCTTCTTTTAAATAAATTTGTTTAAAAATAAAAGTTTTTATCATTGAATGGAAGTTGTCTTTTATGAAAAAATTTTCAATTATATAATCTTCACCAAGTTCATTAAATAATTCTATTGTTTTACTATATTTTATTGGATTATTTTTTAATATTATTTTAATTTTATCTATTGTTTTATATTCCATTAATAATAAAATATTTTTAATATCACCATAATATATAATAATTTTTGCATTATTTTCACTATTATAAAAATTATTTATTTGAAAAACAGAATCTTTTTGACTTTTACTACTTTCTAACATGTTTGTTATAAATAAATCTCTACCTCCTGAATAGTAATAACCTATTCCTAAATAAACATAAAATGCACAATATCTTTTAATAATATTTAAAATATTTGATAAATATGTTTTATTTATAATTAGTTTTGTTATTTCTTTTTCATCAATTGTAATAATAAATTTTTTTAATAATTCCATAATATTAACTTGAAAACGTACAAAATTTGTATCTTTTTTTATTTTTTCAAAAAATTTTTCATTTAATAAAAATTTATAGAAATTATCTATCACTTTATCAAATAAATCATCAATTTTATTAATATACATTTTTTATTATAATATAGGATATAAAATTAAATATATAAAAATTAAGTATTTAATTTCTATATTATAATATATAATGTCTAGTTTATTATTTAAAAACGATATACATAATATTTTACCACATACTACCACAGAAAATAATAGTAATATATTAAATAATATTAAAATCAATAATCTAAATGAAGATAATAGTATTAGTGCAACATCATCAGCATTTATGAATGATATTAATTTAAATACCGCTACATCTTCTGTTAATTTATCACAAATGAATGGTGGCAATTATATAAATTCTGTTACATCTGATTTAAAATCCGATATTAACAATCTAGTATCTATGTTAACTTCTGAATCAAATAATAATAACAAAAACATACCAACACCTTCTCTTGAAAATAAATTAAGAAAGATGTTAAATCAAGATGGTGGTAATTTTTCTGATGAAATGAATACTGAAGAACTTGAAAATAGAATTTATGAAATTGTTAAAAATAATAAACAACAAGGTGGTTTTGATACTTCTAATGTTGTTAAAATTGGACTTGCTGCTACAGGCGCTTATTTAGCTTATAATTTGTTGAAACCTACTGAAACTGAAACTGAAGTTAATGTTCAAAAATTATTAAATATGTCACAAGTTCCCGTACAACGACCAGCTCCTTTACAACAACAACCAGCTCCTTTACAACAACAAAAACCAGTTTTTGTACAACAATATACTACATCTTCACATAAATTTGCAACTCCTCAAGTTGAATTACCTGGTATAAAAGATATTAAATCTTTACCTAAAATATCTGCAACTTCACCAATGATGTCTGCAACTTCACCAATGATGTCTGCAACTTCACCAATGATGTCTGCAAATTCACAAATGATGTCTGCAACTTCACCAATGATGTCTGCAACTTCACCAATGATGTCTGCAAATTCACAAATGATGTCTGCAACTTCACCAATGTCCTCAGAAACTTCTGCTTCTGAAAATATCTTTTTAAAACCACAAACACTCAATAAACAACAACCAATGATAACTACAACTGATGTTTCACTATCCCCAACTAGTAGTTATATGCCAATGGATTCAAGACTTAAACAATTAAATCAAGTCCAACAAGGTGGTAATGCTAATGATTTAGTAGGTGGAAATAATCCTGCATTAATTGCTTTTAGAACAATTGTAAAAAATGTTGTTTCAAAACTTGATATTAAATATAATAAAGCTTTAAAAGTTGCTGCTAAAATTCAAGCTGATGTTAAATCGGCTGATCCTAAAATCCCACATGAAAAATTAGCCGATGCAGCTGATAAACAACTACAAAAAAATATGAAAGAATATAAAGATTTTGCCAAAACACTTTAAATAATTTATAATAACTTTATTAGTTTATATAAATATTTAATAATTAGAATATGCATAATACTGTAAATTATCTTCTAACATAGCATATGGATCATTATTTTTCTCTATTTGTTGAATTTTTGGTTCAGTTTTTATTCTTCTTGGATGTTTGATTTGAATTGTATCATCAACAACTAAATTATTATTGAAATTTTGATATCCTAAAGGTTGATCACTAAGTTGAACTGCTTGTTGAATAACTGGTTGAACTGCTTGTTGAATAACTGGTTGAACTACTTGAACTGCTTGTTGAATAACTGGTTGAACTGATTGTTGAATAACTGGTTGAACTGCTTGTTGAATAACTGGTTGTTGAATAACTGGTTGTTGAATAACTGGTTGTTGAATAACTTGTTGTTGAATAACTGGTTGTTGAATAACTGCAGGTTGAATAACTGGTTGAATAACTGGTTGTTGAATAACTGGTTGAATAACTGGTTGAACTGCTTGTTGAATAACTGGTTGACTTACTTGTTGAATAACTGGTTGACTTACTTGTTGAATAACTGGTTGACTACTAAAAGTTGTATTTATAATTTCTTTGACAAAAGATTTATCTAAATTAGGATTAGAATTTATTACTGCTGAAAGTAAACTATCTAAATTAATTGTTGGATCTGATTCTTTAACATTATTTAAAAAATCTCTCAATTTTAAATAAGGATCTTCTTCCGATGACATAATAACAGTCTGTGTAATAATATTTTTTGGTTCTGACATATTATTACTAGATGTATCAGTTATATTATTAGTAGTTGTATCAGACATAATATAACTGGATGCAGTAGTTATACTATTACTTAATTCACCAATTATATTTACTGGGGGATTTAATGATGCTGAAAAATCAATACTATAATTATCATTTAGTTGTATTTGATCTTGTACTTTATATTCTTTTTGATTTTCTTGTGTGGCATCTATAACTTTTTGATTTTCTTGTATGGCATCTATAACTTTTTGATTTTCTTGTGTAGCATCTATAACTTTTTGATTTTCTTTTGTGGCATCTATAACTTTTTGATTTTCTTTTGTGGCATCTATAACTTTTTGATTTTCTTTTAATAAATCTTTTGTTGCATCTATAACTTTATTAGTTATTTTATGAACAGAAAGTGTTTGTAATGTAGTCATAACTGCGATAGAAGCAATAATAGCACTGACTAAATCACAAGTTGCCAAATATGCTATACCAGTAAATAATAGAAATTTAACAATCATATTATCAATAATTTCTAAATAACTAGCAGGTAATTTGGGAGCTACTAAACTAGCAAATAAAACCAAAGAAATTACAATTAATGATTTAATTATAGATGAATCTTTACCATTTTCTTTAAATAATTCTGAAATATTTGTTTGCATATATAATATTAACATAGAAAAAATATTTGATTAAATTATTTTATATAAAAGTTGAAATTTAAATAGTTAATTTATATATTAATAATTATGGATAATATCTTAACAAAAAAAGGTTATGTAATTTCAAAAAAAAATAAAGATAAATTAGACGAAATTAAAAAAGACTTAACTGTTGCACCTCAAAATACTTTTAACAAAAATATAAAACCTGAATCTTTTGAAGTTTTTATAGAAGATGATGAAAATATTATTGTTCCTAAATTCTATGGAATAAAAAAATTTGGTAAACCAATAAAAAACGAAGAATTTGAAGGTCTTAAAGTAGATTTAAAATTTAAAGGAAAACTTAAAGAAAAACAAATTACAATTATGGATAAAGTAATTCCTGAATTTAATAAAACAAATGGAGGCTTATTATGTTTAGGTTGTGGTGAAGGTAAATGTTTGGGAATAAATACAGAAGTTATGATGTTTGATGGGAGTATCAAATATGTTCAGAATATAGTTGTTGGTGATAAATTAATGGGAGATGATATAAATCCACGAAATGTTTTATCAATTACACGAGGTTTTGAAAAATTATATAAAATACATGATATTAAAACTGGTGAAAAATACATTGTAAATAAATCACATATATTATCACTTAAATACACATCAAGAGAACCTATTGAATTTAATAATAATATTTATTTTTATGGAGATATTTTGGATATATCAATAACATCTTATTTAGAATATAAAAATGAATTAAAAAGTTTTTATGGTTATAGATTACCAATATTAAATTTAACAGAAAAAAAAATAAATGAAGATCCATATGAATTTGGTAAAAATATTAATAATTTATTATATATTCCAAATGAATATAAATATAATTGTTATGAATATAGAAAACGATTAGCTATTGGTATTTTAGATAGTACATTAGTAAAATCAAAAATGGGAGGAAACGTATTTTTGAAAACAATTAATTCAAAATTAATTTCTGATATAAAATATATTTTAAGATCAGTGGGATACATAGTATATAAAATAGATGAAAATATTTTAAATATTGAATTAGGTTTAAATTTAAAAGATTTTGATTATTTAACTTATAAAATTTTTGTTGAAGAGTTAGATGTTGGAAGTTATTTTGGTTTTGAACTAGATGGAAATAGAAGATTTATGTTAGGTGACTGTACAATAACTCATAATACAGTTTTATCATTATATATTGCTTCACTATATGGAGTAAAAACATTAGTAATAACACATAAATCATTTTTATTAAATCAATGGAAAAGTAGAGCAGAAGAATTTACTAATGCAGATATTGGTATTTTACAACAAAAAAAAATAGATGTTAAAGATAAACAAATTGTTATTGGTATGTTACAATCAATTGCAAAAGATAAATATGATCAAGAACTTTTTAAAGATTTTGGACTAGTTATATTTGATGAAGCGCATCATGCACCTTCAAAATATTTTTCACGTGCATTACCAATAATTAATTGTAAAAGAACATTAGCATTATCAGCAACACCGAATAGAAGCGATAAATTAGAAAAAGTGTTATATTGGTATTTTGGTGATATTTTATATAAACAACCAACTGAAAAATTAAATACAGTATTAATCAAAATGATTAAATTTGATTCACAAGATAAAAATTTTAAAGAATACAGAACAAATTATGGAAAAGATATAAATAGACCGAAAACTATAAATAAAATAACTGAAATACAATCTAGAAATAAATTAATAATTAAAATTATAAAAGAATTTATAGAAGAAGAAGGTAGAAAATTATTAGTTTTAAGTGATCGTATTGAACATCTGAATGTTTTACATGATAGTATAAATTTACTAAAAATAACAACATGTAGTTATTATATTGGTGGAATGAAACAAAAAGACTTGGATAAATCAACTGAAGCACAAGTAATTTTTGCTACATTTTCTATGGCTCAAGAAGCACTTGATATACCCGAATTAAACACATTATTAATGGTAACACCTCGTAAAGAAGTTGAACAAGCTGTTGGAAGAATAACTCGACGAAAAGATCATCCTGTACAACCAACTGTTATTGATATAATTGATCAACTACCAAGTTTTGATAGACAATCTAAACACAGAAAAAAATTCTATACTTCAAAAGATTTTACAATGAAATTATTTGAAGCAGTAGAAGATAATATAATAAATGAAATAAATTTAAATCATATTAAAGAATATAAAAAAACTGATTTAATTATTGAAGATTTAGATTTTATTGATTAAATACCTAAAAATTTTTTTATTCTAGCTATTTGATCACCATTATATATTGCTTTACCTGTTTCTATATTAGTAATAATATCTTCTTTTAAATTCATATTTTTTGCTAAATCTTTTCTCGACATTTTTTTTGCACATCTAGCATTTATAATAATTTGTGATATATCTTTAGAAACATACTTTATTGATTTTATTTCATCATTTTCACTTGGTAATGAACTAGGTTTTTTAACAATTTCCTTAGGCTGAATTTTTGGTTTTGATAATACAATTGTTTTCCAATCTTGATGTCCATGCATAAATTTATTAGTTTATTATAATAAATTAATAAATCAATTTTTACTTAACCTCCTCCAAATATACCGCAGCCACCTCTTGTTACTAAAACATATGCAATATAAAAATAAGGACAGCAACATGCGAATAAAACACTTAATAAATTAAATGCATTTTCATTACATTTCCATGATAAGTATAACGCAAAAAATCCTAATATAAGATGAAATATACTATAGATTGGAGATGTCATGGTTGAAATTGAAGTATTGTAAAATTCTTCAATAATTGTTTTTTTTTTATTTTCATTATTATTTTTCATATTATGTATATATAAATTTAGATATTTTTTAGTTTACATTTAATATTATATGCATTTTAATTTACACCCTTGAAGATTTAAAATGCCGATTTTAATCAACAAAAAAAATATTCAAGGTTTGCCCATTGCAGAGCGTGTAAATTATGATTTTGTTAAGGCGACAACCTTAACTGATTTTTTGGCTTTCTTTTGAACATCCTTTTTAATCTTTTCTTTCTTAGGTTTTTCTACCTTTACATCTTCATCCTTCTTTTCCCTACATAAATATTTTGGTCGTTCAAGTCCATTAATTGCATTTTTAGCAATTCTATATATATTTGTGGCACTATTTACATCTCTATTCCACACACTATAACACTTTTTACAAGTTAATAGCCCGTGGCATAAGATATTTCCACTTTTATATGGTTTTGGGTTTTCTCTGATTTGAAATTTTTCACATCTTCCTGTTTCATCTTTACAAATTGAACACATACAACTTGTTCTAAATTCATCAACTAAATATACTTTATAATTATTCTGTCTAAATAATTTACGCATACCAATTCCTTTAGTTGCTTCCTTATACTTCATTTGTTTCTTTTGCTCCCAATCACCTATCGTAATAATTACTTCTTCAGGTTTTCCAAATATTTTTTTGAAATTATTAATCATTTTTTGTTCATGTTTCTTTTTATTTATATATCCATTTAGTTTAAGTTTTCTGAATATATATTTTTCATAAAACTTATATAATTTATTATTTATTTCACTTTTCTTTTTAATGTAGTCTTTGAAATCTTTAATAATTAATGTTTTTCTATTGAGTTTGGATAATTCTGTTTCATATTCAATTATTGTTTTTCCATCTACTTTTTCTTTCTTGAATTCTAAAATTATTTTAGCATACTTTTTAATTTTACATTCTTTTCTTCTACTATCTTGTGTATATCTAAATTCATTTGCTTCTTTATTATCATTATCAACACAATAAATTAAATCTGCCTTGTTTGGGTCTATTGATACAATCTTTTTGTTTTTAATGTTAGTATAATCTGTTAATTCATCTATATATTGTTCTGTATTTGAATCTACTTTAATATTTGGTATTCTTTTACCAATTAAATCATTTCTTAACATCAAAATAGAACAACTTACACCATCAGTTTCTATCATGTGGTGAAATGTATATTTTGGTTTTTTAAAACATTGTCTTTCAGTTCTAAAAAAGAATTCCCAAATTTCATTTTCATATTTCTTCAAATTACCTTCTAATAAATAATCAGTTTTATTTCCTTGCTTTTGTGTAAATAATAAATGAACTAATGTAGTTGTATCTAATTTAATTGATTTCATTATAATATCATTTCTCATTGGAAATACATTATAAATCATAACTTTATCTTTTTCAACTTCTTTCATCATTCTAATCATACATGGTAAATAATCTTGTGGATTACATTGTAAATCATAATATAAATTATCTTTTTGATATTTATCTTTATTTGGTGTTATTATTTTTTTTATATCTTTAATCCAATTGTGATATTTTTCATCTGATTTATATTTATTAACTGGTTCTAAGATATCAATTTTAATTTTTCTTAATTGCCTACAAAATTCATTAATTAAATCTTTTTGTTTTTCTTCATCTTTATTTTCTTCTTTTATTTTAATAATTGTTTCTTTTTTCTTCCAAACAATATTAACATATCTTTCAATATATTCAACATAATGTAATTTAATATTATTTTCATACATTGTAATAATTCCAATTGTAAGATAATCTAAAACTGTATTAAGATGTGTATAATTTAAATCAGTATCTTTAATTAATGGTTTGTAATCTGAATTATAAAAAGTAGTTAATTTATCTTTTAGTTCCTTAATTTCTTTTTTTGGTGGTCTTCCTGATGCACTTTCATTACATAAAATTTTCATACATGAATTAACAAAAACTTTATCTATAATGGGCAATTTATTATTCTTTTGAAAATAATCTAATAAATAAAGTTTCATAAACATTAATGTATTAATAACAATTTTATTACATTTAATAACTGCATCTGTAATTTTAGGTAAATTAATATCTGGATTTTTCAAAACATGTTTAATTGGTATTTTAACACATTTGAAATAATCATTAGATTTATCTGGTGGTTTAGTCTTTTTTTCTTCTATAGCACTCATTATATAATACTATATATATAACTATATATATATTTTAATTTCTAAAAATAAACGCAAAAATTAAAGTAAATTATTTTATACTTAATATTATATATGGATTATAAAGATAAATATATAAAATATAAGACAAAGTATTTAGAATTAAAAAATAAAAATAACATGATAGGTGGAAATTATATTTCTAATTATACTATTATAAAAACTTTAGGTAAAGGTATGCATGGAACTGTATATTTAGTTAAAAATAGTGAAGGAATAGAATTTGCTATGAAAGTAGAGCAAATATTTGAAAAAGATTTAGAACAAAATTTTAAATCCCCTGTTTGGAGAGAAATTGATTTTGCTAATATAATGTCATCTAAATATCCTCAACAATTTATGAAAATATTTTAATATGAAAATAAAAGATGTGATTATATTCATGAATTAGAACCAAATAAATGGAGTACAATGAATATAAAAGTTAAACAATATTTTGAAGAGTTATTTTCATCAAAATTTTGTTCAATTAAAATTACTAGTATTATAGATATAATGCTTCATGATATTATTTATAAAATATCAGATAAGAATATAATATATAATTTATTTATACAAGTTGTATATTTATCATATCTTATAAATAAAGAAGGTTATTATCATAGAGATTTACATCCAAAAAATATAGGTGTTATTTATACAAATGATGAATTTATAAATATATTAGGTAAAGATATTCCAACCAATGGTTATATTTTACAAGCTATTGATTATGGTATGGTTATACATTCAAAATATGACTTGGAAGAAAATGAAAGAAAACAATTAGTTGATGACAATGATTTGTATCAAAATGTTTATAAAATTATTTTTAAAATAATGTTAAAAGAATTAATTGAAAAATATCCAGATAAAGATATAAATCAATTAGTTCCAATATCAAAAAAAGATAAGAAAAAAATAAAAAAAATTTTAAATCATATTATTCAACATCCTAATTATGCTTATTTTGAAGAATTACTATATAAAATTATATTTTTTGATAAATTTCAAGAACAAATTGGAATAGTTGATAAAGTTAAATTATTTAATTTTTTATCAATTGAAGATATAATATATATATTCAAAAATTATAATAATTTAGAAAAAATATTATTATATTTAACACGTATATACTAATTAAAATTCATTCCATATTTGTTCAAATATTCCAATAGGATCATTTGGAATCATACTATCTTTAATACTTTCTTCAAGACTTTTTGCAAAATTGTTAATAATATTTTGATCATTTAATAAATTATTTACTTGTTCTTTAGTTATATTATTATTAATTTTATAACTATCTAGACTAATATTTATACCTTCAAAATTTCTTGATCCAGAACAATAATAATTTCCATTAATTTTCATTCTAAATGATACTACTTCAATATTATCTTTTTCACTATAAAATATAATATCCATGAAAAATATAGGATAAGCTTGTTGAATACCCCATTCTTCAAATTGTTTAAAAGTTGGCGATGTATGTATAACTTTAATAATGTATGTCATTATTTTATATATAATTAAAAATATTAATATTTATTTAATTCAATTTTTATAATTTGCATAGATTTAAAATTAATTTAAATAATTATTATAATTAGATAAATAATTATGGATTATGATATTGATATTCAAGACAATAAAAAATATATTTATGTTATAAGTAATTTAATAAATACTGATATAAGTATTTTTGAAATAAATGAATGGGATGATTTATTGAATAAAAGTGAAACGTTTAAAAAATGTGTAAATATACTTAATCGTGAAACTGATATTGAATATATTAAGACACACCCAGAAATTAAAAATGCAACTTATTATTTATATTATAATTGTGAGTATTGTAAATATAATGATTTTACTTCTTTGGAATATTATACTGGAAATAAACAAGATATATATGAAAGAGTATTCTTGGAGGTTAAAAATACAGATAGATATAATATATCTGTAAATAATTTTAGAACATGGATTATTGATAATTATGAAAAATTTAATAAAAATTATAACATAATAAAGATGTATGATGATAAATAAGTTTTAATTAAAATTGATTAATATTTAAATAATTATAACTAAATATATTTATAGTTTAACAAATTGTTTATTTATTATAAAATATTATTTTATTGTAATAATTCAAATACATATTTTTTTGTTCTAATGTCTTCTTTATTGTCTTGTTTTATTCTATAATCATAACTATTTAATTTATATTTACTTTTTGTTAATTGTCTTATAATTGATAAATATGGTCTTTTTGCTTTTGTTGGTTCAGATGCTCCTATTATAGTTGAAAAACTATAGTATTTTCTTATTTCTGGTATTAATTCTAATATTTTATCTTGTTTTGTTTTATCGTTGTCAAGACTAAATAAAATTATACTATTTTCATTATTTAATTCTAAAATATTAATAATTTTATCTACTAATTCATCTTGTTCTTTTTTATATAAAATACTTTTTAATTTCATAGTATTATATTATAATATTATGAAATTTTTAAATAAAATTAATCCTTATAATTTTTAACTTTTCTTTTTAATGTAGAATCTTTTTTTACATAATCTTTATAAGCATCTTTATTATAGGCATTTTCAAAGTAATTTTTATAATTTTCCTTTTTAACCTGTTTTATTGCATTTTTAATTTCTATAGCTAATTCATCATATTTCAATACTTTTTTATTTAACTTCAAATAATGTTTAATTTGATTAAACCAATTCTCTATACAATTTGTTTTAGGGTATACGGGATCGTAAATATATATTTATTACCACTATTTGTAATTGCTTCTTTAACATATTCATTATTATGATATTATTTAAAATTAAAAATTTTTAAATAATCTGATTTTATATTTTTCCAAAGAAAAATATAAAATAACTACCTGCATTATCTAAAATAATTAAGTGATTTTTATATTTATTAAAAATATTTGCTTCTAAGAATTCAACAAATCTTTCTTTAGTCATTCCACCTGCATCCTCGGTGGTGAGGATGCAACCACCTTCTTTATATAAAGTTGCACCAACACATTTAGAATTAGAAATAGCACATAATAAAGTAAATTTTCTAAAAACATAATTATTATCTGTTTTAACAACACATCTTTTGCCTAAAGAACACTTAGAATACTCCATTATTAAAGATGGACTAATTGATGTTTCATCTAAAGATATTATTTTGTCTAATGAAAATTTTGATACTTCTTTATAAAATGTCTTTAATTCTTTTTTTATGTCTGTTAATTTTCCATATCTTTCTTTTGGATAATGCTCATTTTAAGAATATCTTAAGATATTCTTAAAAAGTAGGGAAAATAAAAATCTTCAATTTTTATTTGCCGTTCATGACGTGTTCTTTTTCTTGTTATATTATTATCTCTTATTACTTGCCCTAAATGTTGAGGTGTAATATCAAAATCTTTATATTTCTTTTTAACTATTTTACATAATTCTTCCATTGTAATCTGTTCATTTTCTTTTAATTTTTGTATAGCATATTTAACTTGTTCTTTAGTTATTTTGTAAGATTTTGGTTTTCTATTTAATCTTTTAATTTCTTCTAACTCTTCATATCTTTCAATCCATCTTTTTAGACTTCTTTCTGAACACTTAAATATTTCACAAGTTTTTGTATAATTGGTATCATTATCCAAATAATATTTAACTGCTGTTATTTTATAATCTTCGCTTTTGTGTTTAGACATTTAATATATAATTATTTATATATTAAAAAAATCGGCATTTTAAATCTTCAAGGGTGTAAAACTTTTTCTATGATAATTTGTATATCCATATTTTTTTATACCATCAATATGTTTTTGTGATGCATACCCCATATTTGAGTCTAAACAATATTTATCAACTAATGATGGATCATTTTTACATAATTCTAATATATGTTCATCATGATATTCTTTTGCTAAAATTGATGCAGCTGCAATTGAATAAAATTTACTATCTCCTTTTACAACAGAAGTAACTTTATATTCTGGAAATTTTTTTTCCCAACCAACACCATCAATTAATAAATATTCAGTTTTAACTGGTAATTGATTAATTGCTCTTTGCATTGCTAACTTTGTTGCTTCTAAAATATTAATTGAATCTATTTCTTCATTTGTTGCATATCCAACAGAAAAATTTTTAACATTTTCTTTAATCCATTTTAAAGCTTCTTTTCTTTTTTTACTTGATAATTTTTTTGAATCTTTTATTAATCCTTCAGGAGGAACTAAATCATTTGACCATATTACAGCACCAGCATAAACATTACCAATTAAAGGACCTCTACCGGCTTCATCAAGACCAATTTCAATATTGTCTTTATTATAATATTTTTCCATTATAATTTTAAATATTTTTATAAAGATTATATTTTCAATTTTTATATATAAAATATTTTAAAATTTATTATTATTTTTTTTCAAATATATATTATATATATGACAAATAAATCATCTTCATCTGAAAATGATATTATGTTATCTTGTTCTGAAAATGATAGTGAATCTTCTTGTTCTGAAAGTAATAAAGATTGTTTTATATCAGAAAAAATGTTATACCATATTGGTGCATGGGCTGATAATAGAGTTACTGAAATAGAATTTTTACCAAAAAATGGTATTCCAATAAAATGGACTACTTCTGTTACACTGGTACCATCAAATCCAACAAATATAAATCATTGGAATATGCAAACACCAATTACACAACCATCATTTCCTATTTTTCCATTAAAAATTATTTGTGGTGATAAAATAATATTTAAATTTGATAATGATATTGGAAGTCCAAATGCTTTTGCTTGTGCAGCAAATATTGATGGTATTATATACAGAACATCAAATAATAATTTATATCCAAATAAAATAAATCTTAAATCAACAACCGGATTTAGTATAGTTAATCCATCTTATATACCAACAACTGATTTAGTAACACGAAATATAATTGATAGTATAAATTATATTAGTATAAGTCCAAATAGTTCATCAAAATATACATTGATATGGGAATTGTAATTTATTTTTTAGATAACCATTGACTTGAACAAATTGGACAATTTGGTTGATTTTTTACCCAAGGAATAATGCATTCATTATGAAATGAATGACCACATGCTCCTGTTACTATTATAGAATCTTCACCTTTATTATTTGAATGTAAGGAATTAAAGTTTAAATTACATCTACAAATTGTACAATCAATATTTTTATCTAAATCATAACAATTACTATTAATTAGTTTAACACTCTTAATCTTAAATTTTGATTCCATAATTAGAAATTTAATCTGTAAAATTTTATTTGTTCAATTTTTTATAAAAAAATTTGGATTTAATAACTATTAAAGTTACTATATGCAATTTTAATACCAACCCAGTCATAACCTATAATTTTTTTTAATATTTCAACTTCATTTTCTTCATTTAATTTAATAAAATATATTGTTGGAAGACTCTCAACATTATACATATCAATTAATTCACTATTATTTTCATCATCAATATCCAAATAACAAATATGCATATTACTAATTTCTTCCATTTCTTTTGGATCATGAAGTCTTGATTTTAATTTTTTACAAGGTCCACACCAGGAAGAACCAAAATAAAGCATAATCAATTTATTTTTATTAAAATAAATTGATTTGTTTAATTCTTCAATACCAGATATTTCAAACATATAATAATTATTAGATTATTTATATTTTATAATCAAACTAATAATTACATACTTTCTGAAGATTCAGAATCAAAACTAGAAAAAGATAAAAATGATGTATCAGTAGTTATAAGTTCGCTATCACTTTCTGATTTTGTTTTATTTGTTTTATTTTTTTTGCCTCCTTTTTGATAATTTTCTGAATTTTCAGAAGATGAACTTGAAGTATCCTTAGATTTTTTTTCTGAAATTGGAGATTCAGTTAATTTTTCAGGTAAATTATCTGATGATTCAGAATTTGAACTTGATGATTTATCAGAACTTGTAGGTGTTGCTGTTAATTTTTCAGGTAAGTTATCTGATGATTCAGATTTTGAACTTGATGATTCAGATTTTGGTGTAGCAGTTAATTGATCAGGTAAATTATCCGAATCAGTATTATTTGACCCCCCTAACATTAAAAAGTGTTTTTCAGAAACACTGACTGTTCCACTTAATTGATTAACATCTAATATATCAGTTAAACTACCTCCATTTTGAAATACTTTATTTTCTAATTTTGTATTATGAATTTCAGCTTTAAGATTTAAATATTTACTTTTATATTTTAAATATTTTTCTTGATATGACATTTTATATATATATATAATTAGAAAATTAATAAAAATATTTACTAATGATAATATAAAATCTAATTATTATTAAATGGATGCAGATAAAAGATGTGCGCCTAGTAAAAAATATGAAAATAATTCTTGTTTCTCACTTGATTCACTAAAAATAATTGCTAATGAATATAATAAAACAAATCAAGATAAAATTAATATATCCAATGATAAAAAAGAATTAGTTAATCAATTAAAAGATAAATTTTCTTCATCATGTTCAACACAAACATGTTGGCTAAGAACTAATATAGTTAAAAATATTGAGAATGATGAAATACATAAAAATACATTTAGACCTGAAGGACCAAAAACTAAATATGGTTGGCTATCTACAACAAATATAAATGAAGTTATTGATCAATATCATAAATTACATGATGAGTTTTTATTTTTAGGAACAGTTCCTTATGATTTTCAAGAAATACCTGAATTAGGTCTTAATAATTATAATTTTGAAAAAATATATAATAGTGGTAAAACTAAACTGGGATTAGTTATTAATTTAGATGAATCACATCAACGTGGGTCACATTGGGTTTCATTATATACTGATTTAAAAAAAAATAAAATTTATTTCTTTGATTCAGTTGGTAAACCTCCTAGAAGAAAAATAAAAAAATTTATTAATAAAATTACAAATTTTTTATACAAGAAAAAATATAATTCACAAATTGATGTTGGTAATGTTGTTAGTGATATAAATAAATTAGGAGATAAACAATTAAAACAAAAATATTTAAATAAATTTTCAAAGAAACTTGAGGATTTTGATATTAGATTTAACAATATACAACACCAATTTAAAAATAGTGAATGTGGTGTATACTCTATTAATTTTATACTAAGATTAGTTAAAGATGAATCTTTTGACCAAATTATTAATAATGTAACAAAAGATGATAAAATGAATGAATGTAGACAAACATATTTTAATAATACATAAAAAATTTCACAAATATTATTATTTTTTTATAAAAAAAAAAAATAACTTTCAATATAATTTATATGTTTTTTTAAAAATATATGAGCATCCTAAAATATTTTTAATTTAAATTTGATGTATATTAGATATATTTTAATATTTTTAAAATAAAATCTGTATTTTTTGATTATTTTAAATCATAAAAATATTTATTTAATATTTAAATCAATTTAACAAAAGTAAACATTCAGGTAAACATTTGTAATATATATACATTATCTATAATTTATTTATTATAACTTATATTAATTTTATTTTATGAATGAGTATACTGAATATTAAATTTAAATTATTTGATGTAATTTAGAATAAATTATATTAATAAAAAAAAAAAAATATATTTAAGATTAAATTATATCATGAATATATTATTTACAATATAATTATTAATTTAATAAAAGTAAACATTTTGGTAAACATTAAATATATATATATATTATATATAACTTATAATTATATATATTTTAATCAAACTAACAAATTAATAATTAAAATCAAATAGCAAAAGTAAACATTTTAGTAAACAGAATATAAAATATATAAGAAAATGATTTTATAAGTATATATAAAATGGAATATAAATGTAATGAATGTAATAAAAATTATAGTTCTTATCAAAGTTTATGGATACATAATAAAAAATTTCATTTACAAAATAAAAATCAAAAAGAAAACTTGTGGGAATGTTATATTTGTAAAAAGCAACTTTCATGTAAACAATCTAAATGGAGACATGAACAGAAATGTAAAAAATCAGAAAAAACAATATTACAATCAGAAAAAACAATATTACAAGAAGAAAATGATAAATTAAAAGAAGAAATAAAAGTAATAAAAAAGCAAAATAAAAATATTATTAATAATATAAACAATGGAACTATTAATAATAAAAATATAATAATAAATCAATTTGGAAATGAATCAGTATCAATGCTATCACATGAAGACATTAAAAGATTAGCATCATCAAATTTTAATGCTTTAGTAGAGATTATAAAATTATTAAACTTTAATGAAAATTATCCAGAAAATCATAATTTTTGTACTACAAGTTTAGAGGGAGATTATGTAAATGTATTAAATACGGAAAGTAATCAAATTGAAAAAGTAAATAAAATAGATTTTTATAATAATGTTTTAAGTAAATCAATAGATAAAGTTAATCAATTATTAGTATTATTAGAATTTGATGAAAATAATGAAAAAATAAATCCAAAATATATTAATTTACTAGAAAATATAGTAAAAGATCCAACTCTTTTTTCAAAGAAAAACAATAGAATGATATATAATAAAAATATTAATCAAATATCATATAATAATAAAGAATTAGTATTAAATACTTGGAATAAATTAATGCAAGAACCATTGGATGATAATGAAGAATCTGTATTTATTGATATAACAAAAGATAATATAATAGCTTAAATTTATTTTTTTTGTTTGTGATTAAATATATATTCAATTACTTCTTTTGGTATTAATGCACGTTTTTTTATTTCTGATTTTGATGTATCAAATCTTTCTTCAAGTATATTTGCAATTTTATCTCCAAAAGAATTTTTCATAATATTTGTGTCAATATTATGATATTTACTTTTACTTTTCATTAAAATAGGTAACCATTTATCAAGTTCAATTTTATATTTATCTTCTACTGCATTAATTAAATCTTCATTTAATATTTTTTCTAAGAATGAATTAACTAATGGTTCTTTAAATTTTTCAAAATCTTCACGAAAAGTTAATTTTTTTAGTAAATAAATTATAATATTTGTTTCATCATCATTATTTAAAAAAGCTTCTATTGTTCTAAAAAATCCTTCTCTAAATTTATTATACATTTTAACAAAAGTAATAATTTCTTCAGTATTTACAAAATCTTCTTTTCTAGGTAAAAATATTAGACGATCAACTCCAAGTGAACTTAAAAATGAATTTTTAAAATCATCATTTTTTGTAATAAAATATGTTTCACAATCAAGTTCAGTTTTAATAAGTTTTATAAATTTATTTTTATCGACAAATTCCCAATTATTAAAAACATTTAATATTGTTTTAATTGGTATTCCTTTATTTTTTTTTGTTGCATTATAAATATCAAGGAAAAACGTAGCAATACCTATTTCCATATTTTCAATATTTGTCAAATAAAATATAATACCAATATCTTCATCATAATTTTTATATATTGTTTTTGAAATTTCTTTTATTATTTTATTATAAATATCATTTATATCATCATCAACAATATTAAAATCAATTATAGTTTTTCCTGTAGTTTCATAGATTGTAGTTTTTCTTAAAAAATCAATACTTGGCATATGGTGACTTTCATTAATTTCAACAAGTATTTTTGTTTGAAATTCTTTTTGTTTTTCATTTAAATTTTCTCTAATTTTTATATATCTATCATATTTGATTGGTGAAATTTTTTTTACCAATAATTCTTCATCAACATCTAAACTTATACATAAATCATTAAATCTAACTTTTTTTGTTTCAATTAAAGTTTCATTTAAATGTATTAATTGTTCAACTGTTATATTATAATATATACTATTTATTATTGCATCAACTAAATCATTATCAATATAATAATTATAAAATTTTTGAATTTTTTTGTCATTTATTAACTTCCAATATAACTTAAATGTAGTATTTATTTGAGGTCTAATTTCTTTTAAATATTTTTTATTTTTAGATGTTAATTGTATTTGAATATTTTCATTATCATCATTACTCATTTCATTATATTTTATATAATCGCGTAATTCATAATAAAAAATTATTAATAATATTGGATGTATAGCACGATTTATATTTTTGAGTAAACTATCTACTACTCTTGAAACAATAGTTTTTTTATTTGTTTTTGTTCTTTTTAATACATATAATTCATTTGGATAACTTAATATTGAATCCCAGAGTTTACCTAATTTAACTTCTTTATTTTTCTCAAAAGCTTCAAATTCTTTTTCTGTGTCAAAAAGATATTTTAATATATCATTTTTATGTTTATTTAACAATTCTATTACCATAAAAGATGATATTTAATTTTTAACCAAATAAAATATCATTTTTTTTTATAAAAAATATACATTGAACATATTAACAACTAATGGATTTAATTTAACTTTACCTGATAAAAGTTTATTTAAAATTTCATTTAAATAATTATCTTTCCAACCAAATTTTTCAAGATATTTTTTTTGAAACCATATTTTACCATTTATTTGTTTTCCATTTTTAAATTTATTCTCAATAAAGTCAAATGTAGAAATTGTAACTGATAAAGGACCTCCTTGTAAAGGTTTTGTTCCTGTATGAAATCCAAATTTAAAACAAATAAAATAATCAAAATTTTTTATTTTTTTTCCTAGTTCTTCTAGTAATACACTTTTTGTTCCATTAAATTTTAATTCAAATGTAAATTTATTATTTTTAACTTTATAAATTACATATTTATTTTTTTTTAATTCGTCTCTTATATCTTCATAATTAAACATTATTATTATTTAGAAAATAATATTAGTTTTTAACTTCAATTTGTAAACTAACAGCATGTTCTAAGTTATAAAAATTATGTATTCTTCCTTTTGAATCTTTAAATAATATATCGAGTTTATTTAATGTAATTGGTTCTTCAAAATTTATAACAGCAGCACATGTTGAATTTGGTATTAAAATAGCAAATGGTTGTTGATTATCAATATTATTTAAATATAATAATACTTTATTATCATTTCTTAAATCATAAATTTTTGATGCTCTGTATTCTTTATTATTTGAATAATTATTATCACTAAAACCCAAAACAATAATTGATAATGGTGAAGGAATAATCTTGAATATATCATTACAATTTACAAATATTTTTTGGGTTACTTCATCAAGTTCAAATAATATTCCAAAATCATTTTTATTTAATCCTTTTATTAATTCATCAATAGTATATTTTCCTGTTTCTAGTATTATTTCTTTTATTTCTTCATCATCAATTTGAAATTCAAACGTATTATTTTTATCTTCTTCAATATTAAAAATATTAATTGGTATTGAATAATTTAATAATTTTATTGAATGAACATTTTCTAATTGATCAAAATTATATGTATAATAACTTGAATTATTTTCATTACATATTTCCATTTGATATAATTTAACTTGAGGTAATTTGTTATATTCATCAATTACTTTTTGATATTCTATTTTTTTATCTTCTAACTCAATTATTTTATTTTCAGCATCAATTTTTAAAGTTTCAAATTCTTTTATTTTATTTTCTGTTTCTTGTTTATGGTTAGTAAGGTCATTAAATTCCGTTTGAATATTTTTTTTTATTTTTTCTAAATCTAATAACTCGGGTGGTAATTTATTATTTTCTACTTCATTTTGATACATTTTTTCTAATTCAATTTTATTTTGTTTTACTGTTTTTAATTCATCTGCCAATCTTTCATTTATTTTCTTTAAATCATTAAATATTTCAATAAATTCTTTTTTTTCATCAGATGTCATTTTTTTCGGTTTTTGAATAACAGGTTTTGTCTCTAATTCAATTTTTAATTTTAAATTTTCTTCATTAATATTTTCATAAGCTTTTTTTATTTTAATATAACTATTGTACAATTCTCTTACATTATTTGAATTATCGGGAAGTTTTTCAATTTGAGATTCTCTTCTATCATCTAATTGTCTTCTATCATCTAATTGTCTTCTATCATCTAATTGTCTTCTATCATCTAATTGTCTTCTATCATCTAATTGTCTTCTATCATCTAATTGTCTTCTTTGACTTTCATAATCTGAATTGTTAATTTCATTATCAAAATTTACTTTTTTTTTACTTTTTAAGTCTTTAATATTAGTAGGTTCTACATCATCATATGTATCTTCAAAGTTTTCAGATTTAAAATCAACATTACCTCTTTTTACATTAACACTATCTCTATCAGCTTTTAGTCTATTAAGTCTTTCAGAGAATGGTGTATTATCTTCTTCAATATTATCATCAGTTATAGGTCTATCAAAATTATCTAAACTCATTAAATCACTACCACCACTATCAACACCTGATAGGAATTCATTTGAAGTATTACTACCCATTTTCATTGATTTTTTTTGTGGTTGTTTTTGTATTTCCTGTATTTCACGAGGTTGTTCTCGTTGACTTTGATATTCATCATGTGTTCTAATAGAGGTTGCTTTTGGTTTTAAAAAATTAGGTACTTCAATTTGTTGTGGTTTTCTAGGAATATAAGCTTCATTATCTCTCTGAAATCTTATATCATCCATTTGTTTTTTTATATCATTTCCTTTTTGATATTGATAATTATTAAAACTAGGTTCATCAGGAGGATTATCAATTATTGGTTTAAACATACTCTCAACATCAGGTTGAAAATTACCTGCTAATCGTCTAGTTTCTTCTGATTGTCTAATATATTTTTCATTACCTCCAATAACAGATTTTGCCCTATCTGGTATTTGAACTTGTTTTCCTTTATTTATATCAAAATCCCTTTTAAATTTTAAATTAGATGGATCAATACTAGAATCTTCAAAAGCATCTGGTAATCCTGGTGTTAAGTGGGAATAAAATTGATTTAATTCACTAGGTTGTGGTTGATTTGGATATTGTTGTTGTTGATTTGGAAATGGTTGTTGTTGATTTGGAAATGGTTGTTGTTGATTTGGAAATGGTTGTTGTTGATTTGGAAATGGTTGTTGTTGATTTACACGTGGTTGTTGTTGATTTGAAAATGATTGTTGTTGATTTACACGTGGTTGTTGTTGATTTGGAAATGGTTGTTGTTGATTTACACGTGGTTGTTGTTGATTTGGAAATGGTTGTTGTTGATTTGGAAATGGTTGTTGTTGATTTGGAAATGGTTGTTGTTGATTTGGAAATGGTTGTTGTTGATTTGGAAATGGTTGTTGTTGATTTGGAAATTGTTGTTGTTTTGCATGAATTCCTGTGAAATTACTATTATATTTTTGTTTTAATTTTTTAATACTATTTTGTAAAGAATAATTATTAAATTGTCCAAAAATATTATTAAAGTTATTGTTATTAATTTTATTTTTATCAATTGAAGTCCAAACAGAAGTCATGTTTTCAACAAGATTATGTATAATGTCTTTTTTAGCTTCTATACCAACATTTTGTAATTTTAATTCTTCAAGTAATTTTTTATTTAGTAAACTTATGTTTTCTTTTGAAAAAAAAATACTTTGAATATTTTTATCCATTAATTAATATTTTATTTTTAATTAAAAAAATCCGCATATATATAATATGAGGGGTAATAATTAGTCCAACTCAAAGTAGTAATAATAAATCTCTGATATAAACTAAATTTAATATTTCACTTGTATTGTCTAGATTAATAATTAATGAATTTTTATCAAAATCATATTTTTTATAATTACCTAATGTTTGATAGTAAATAAAATTATTATTAAATCTACAAATATATTTTTTATCAGTAATTACTAAAATTTTATAATTATTTGGTTCAATATATTGAACATCATTTTTATTCATAATTTGTGAAATAATTATTTCTATATCAATATTTGAGTACTTTTCTTTTTTATAATATTCTAAAACATAATCGCACGAATTTTTATTTAAAAGAATAAATTTTTTTAAAACATATCCAACCGAATAAAATCCAGAATATATTGGTTTATTTGGTAATGAATTTATATATGATAATATATTTGTTATATTAATAAAATTATTTATTTCTGTTATTAAAATATATTTAAAATCAAAATTATTATTTATATATTTAAGTGTTAAATCTAAAGATAAATTTAAATCATTTCCATTAACATAAAAAGTATTATTTTCAAATATAGTATCTTGTTTTATACATGTATTAAATTCGATAAATATAAATTTAACTTTTTTATATTTTTCTAAGTATTTAGAATGTATTTTTTTTAGTTTTTTAAAATAATAGTTTTCAGAATAATTTAATATTATTATTATTAATTCATAATTCATTATAAATATATTAAATATTTATTTATTTTACAAACACAAAACTCTTACAACACTGATTTTTCAGAATAATTAGAATTTAGATCATCATTATCTTCTTGCAGAACTATTGTTGTATGTGTTCCAAGAATGTTTGTATCTCCGCTATTAATTTTATCCCATGGAGGATAATAAATATCAGTTTGTAGATATTGATCTTGTTCTAATAAACCATAAATAATAAGTGCCATTTTAGAAGCATTTTGTTGTCCTTCTTTATGGGAATTACCAATACCAAAACCAATATATTTTTCTTCTTTTTCATGAGAAGAATTATGTTTTTCAACACCAACAATATATTTTCTTTTATGAGGTGGTCCTTCCATATAAATAATTTCATAATTAGGATGAGACCATTCATTTGAATGATGGTATTTAAGTAGAATATCTTTGTAATTACTATCACAGTATAATTTATCGCTATAATCAATTAATGTTTCTAAAAGATTAATGATTAGTAATAGACATATTTCAAAACCATTACTTAAAAATAAAGCTCCTAAAAAAGCTTCAAAAACATCTTCATGTATTTTATCTAAATTTCTACCATTCATATTTTCTATACTTTTTGAAATTATAAAATATTTACCAAGTCCAATTTCTTTTGACATAATTGGTAAATTTTTTTTATCTTCAATTTTTGTTTGTAGTTTTGTCATAAAACCTTCATTTTCTTTTTCATATCTATTAAAAAGATAAAAAGAAACTATTAATTTTAATACTCTATCACCTAAATATTCTAATCTTTCATAACTATTTTCTCTAAGTTCAAGTAATTCAGGTGGATTACCTAATTCTTTTTTTGAATCTTCTAGAATTTCAGGTGGATAAATAGTTTTTTTACAATAAGATTTATGTGTAAATGATTCTCTAAAAGCTTCAATATTATGAACTTTATCTATTTTAACATTAAATTGATTTAATAATTTAATAATATCATCTTCTTGTACAAGAATATTATTTAAATTATAAGGTATTTGTATAATTTCTTCTTCTCCTAAATTATTTGTAACTTTAAATCCTTCAACTATGTAATTTGTTTGCATTAACTATTAATATTAATAATTCTATAAATCAAAATTCAATTTTTTTATAAATTTATTGTAATATCAATTAATCCATCTTTTATTATTTCATCAGAAGAATATTTTTTATAAGTATCAATATTTTTTATTAATTTACCATCTGCTTCTATTAATATATTATAATTACTTAAATTATCTTTGTTTATACCTTGACTAATAACAAAATCTAAAATATCTATTTTTAAATTTGTACGAACATGTTGACATCTACTACAATATTGTGTATCTCTATTAATACCAAACCAAGATACAAAACCAGCATACCATAAATCTTTATTTTGCTGGGTTATTATTTCTGTTTTTGGATATACATATGCATATATCATTATTGATTCACGAGGTATAGGTATATCTATAAGATTTATATATGCATTTTGTGTTTCATATTTCTTTAAAGGAATAAAATTATAAGTATATTGATATTGATCTAAAGATATTATATTTTTTAATTGTAAAAAATTATTTGTATTATTTCTCCAACCAAAAGTAATATTATCAGAAAATGGTGGTAAAAATGCTTCTAAACTTTTTTTAGTAAATTTTTTTTTTGTATCATTATTAATAACTAACCAATTATAATAAAATCTATCCATATTACAATGATGTAACCAAAAAATAGGATCGAATGCAGCGATACTGATATCACTCATATTACCACCATCACCTCCAATTATATTATGTATTGAATTATGTGGTGTTTCTAGAGGTACATAATTATATGGTTTGTAAGTTTTTAAATTACTAACTAATTGTGAACTAAATTCTTCATATGTTTTAGCATGCAAAGTATTGTATAATTGTGAACGTATAGTTTTAATTTGTTTTAATTCTTTATTAGTAGTTGCTTTTATAAAACCATTTCTTATTGTATTAGTTTTTATACCATTTAGATAATAATATGCAGAAGCTAAAGGATTACGGATGGTAATATTTTTATTATCATATAGAATAGTTATTTCTGGAGAATTTAAAAAAGTATAATCATAATTTTGTTGTGTAATATCAAAATATGGTAAAGCTATATATGTTTTATCTTGTGATTTATTATATATATTTAATAATTTTTCAAATTCATTTATATATGGAACATGCCAAGAAATAAAAGGTTCTACCGAATGAGCACAATAAAATGGTTCTCCAGTTTTTGCTATTTTTGTAACAACATCAGCATCAGTAGGACATAATACATCTGGATCATTTGGTTTAAAACTGTTTCCATGAATACCACAAATTCGAAACCAATCATCAGAATCTTCTAAATTTTTTAAAGCCATAATAAACTTACCAAATTCATGAGGATAATTTTCTTTTAAAGTAATAATATTTTCACGAATATATTTCATATATATTTAATATAAAATAATTTTATTTTTTTTAATAATTATATATGAAATAATTGCAAATACTAATATCAATATATATTGAATCGTTAAATCATTCTTAAAATTTTGAGATAATATATATGTTCTTATCTCATTTATTATTCTGTTGTAATCATACGATTCAAGATTACAATCATCTAGATTAAATTTCTGCTCATATTTAATTTGCTCAAACATTTTATCGTGATACTCATTGCATTTATTTAAATATTCTATATCTATTTTATCTTCACCATCCCTTGACCTAGTTTTGATTCTATTTATACATGTATCAGGTTTTGTATGTAAATATATAAATTTATGTTCAGGTAGTTTTTTAACAAACTCTTCAAACCATTTATTATAAATTTGATATTCAAAAGTATTTAATTTTTTTGAATCAAATAACATTTTAGCAAAAATATTTTTATCTGTATATAAACTTCTTTCTGTAATAATTATACTATTTGGATGTTTTAAAATCGTATCATTTAAAATTTTATATCTACTAATAAGTGCCATCATTTGAAAAGGAAATGAATATTTATCAGGATCTTCATAAAATTTTTCAATAATATTTTTTTTATCATCTTTAATTTTAATCCATTCATTAACTGGTTCTTCTAAGAAAATAATATGCTCTTCATTTATAAATTGATCTTTTAATTTTTTAATAATTGTAGATTTTCCACTTCCTATATTTCCATCTATGCTGATAATAATTGACATTATACATGTATATGTTATTAAATGAATATATTTATCAATTTTTTATTGATCTTATTTTTTAGGTATCTTCTTCATTTTTTATGTATCTTCTTCAACAGGTAAAATTTCATATACAATATCTTTATAACTCATTATTCTCATTTTACAACAATACCTTCTAAGTTTTAATGATTGTAATAATTTCTCTTTTAATTTTTCTTTATCTTCTTTGGTATATTTAGGATTATCACATATTTCTTTACTTTTTGTCTCCCATTCTAATATTTTTTGACCAAGGAAATAACCACAAGTAGGACAGGTTGAATACAGCATTAATATATAAAGATACATATTTTTAATTATATTTTTCAAATTTTTTTATTATATAATTTAATTATGAAACCTGAAAAAAATAATACATTCAATCAAAAACAATTTAATAATGATTTTGAAAAAAATGATAATACTATGAATAAAAATAAAATATTAAATAAAAATTTATCATATGATATAGAAAAAATTATTTTACCACATCAACAAACAGTCGAAAATATAATAATTAATATTAGAGATATGATTTTTATAATTATTGATATGTTAGAAAGTCAAAAAAATCCAATACCATTTATTTTGTCTTCGGATTCAAGAATATTTACATGTTCTTTAATGTTAATTATTTTTGGAACATTATTATTAATATTAGGAACAATTTTACAATCGCCAAAATATTAAGAACAAATTTATAATAATTGAAATATTAAATATTATATTTTGGCTTTCCTACTTCTTTTTTACAAACCGGGCAATTATAATTATATTTACTTAACCATTCTTCAATACAATTTGTGTGAAATATATGTTCACAAGGTAAAATTATTACTTCATTATCTTTAACTAATTCATCCATACAAACACTGCAACATTTATCTAAATTATTTTCAAGAATTACTTTATTAAGTTTATTTTTTTCTTCTTCATTTAAAGTACAAATAACATTTTCTTGATTAGGTACATTTATAAGTTCTGAATACAATTCATTTGCAATAGTCATCATTATTCTATTATATGTAATTGATGAATTATTATCAAAAACTGTAAATACATTAGAACCGTTATTGATAAATGGTATATTAGTAGAAATAATTTGATTAATTTCTTCTTGATTTTGATTAATTTCTTCTTGATTTTGATTAATTTCTTCTTGATTTTGATTAATTTCTTCTTGATTTTGATTAATTTCTTCTTGATTTTGATTAATTTCTTCTTGATTTTGATTAATTTCTTCTTGATTTTGGTTAATATTATCTTCCAAATTTCTATTTTCTACATAATTCATTGTAGCTGGATTAATAATATTTCTTATCAGTGTATTCAATATATTATTACTTTGTGTATTAATTAATTCAGTATTAGAATTACCAAATAATTCAGTTAATAATTCATTTTGTATTTGTTGAGCAGATTTTACATCTTCTAAATCATCAGCATTTAAAGGTATACCAAAAGAATCATAAAATTCTTTTAATAGTTTATTTGCGTCAGTATTACTCATACCATTATCAATCATATTTGATTTAATTGCTTTGATAATGTCTGTTTCATCATCATATTCTTCTTCATAATAAGTACGTAATGCAAATAATTGATCAAAATCCATAAATAATTCTGTATTTATTATATACTATAAAATATTCAATTTTATTTATAAAATAAATTTAAAGGCAAGTTATTATATATAAATATGGAATTTCAAATAGAAAATATAAGAGATAACCTTTATTTAAAATATTTACATAATTTAAAAAATGGTACAAATAAATTAACAATAAATATTGATGATTTAACAAGCAAAATTAATGAATTAAGTGTTATAAATACAAATAGTGAAACAAAAGTTAATGATATAGTAACTGAAACAGATTTATTATCTGAAAATATAGATTATTTATTTTTAAAACCATGGAATAAAATAAATAAAATTCATAAAATAATTAAATTAAAAGAATTTGTTAAAAGTTTAGATTGTTCTGAAAAAGATAAAGAAAATTTAAAAGAAGAACTTATTGAAAATATCAAAACCAATAATAAATTTAAAATAACATATGATGAAAAAAAAGGACGTATAATTTCAATACCAAATTTAAGTTTTTCAAATGGTAAATATAATATAAACTAAAAACCAGCTAATATAAACTAAAAACCTGCTAATTTATAACCCAATTCTGTTAGTTTTGGTTTATTAATTGGTGTTATAAAATCTTCTTCATCTAAATTAATATATGGTGTTTTAGGTATAGTTAAATTTTTATAAGGATTATGTGTTGTTGTTAACATTGAATTAAATATTTGTTGTTTTTCAATAATTTCTTCATGTGTTGCAAAATTTCGTGGCATATAACATAAATATGTAATACATCTAAAATTTTGTTTTATTCTATTCTTACTTGGTTCTAGACCACAATGTATAGTTCTTCCATCCCATAAAACTAAAGAACCTTTAGGACATGATATTATTTTTTCTTTACATCCTTTTTTATAATAAAAATCGAGTTCATCTTTATTTAATATATACCAATCATTTGGATCTTTTATATCATAATAATCAGCAAATTCTTTATGATAATTATGTGAATTTTCTAAAAAAGCTAGTGTACTATCATCTTCATTAACATCTAATCCTGTTATCCAACTTTGTAAATGTGTAAAATTATTTGTTGTATAACTTTGATCTGTATGATACCATCTATATTGTTTAGTCCAAAATTCATCTCCTGTAATTTCAGGAGGGAAATGGAAAGATGATGCATCAAAACTAACCAATAATTCTTCAGGTTTTACATTCCAAAAATTAGCAAATACATTTACAATTTTAGGATTTTGACGGAGATCCCAAGCCATTTTACAATGACCAATGCCCCAAAACTTAACTATCAATTTAATAGAAATATTTTTTTGAAATAAATAATATATATTCTTATATGTAGTTTCATCATTTCTTTTAATAGGTTCTTTCCAATCTTGTGTTATATGTTCCAAATAGTCCCACATACTATTAACCATATTATCACATTCTTCATCATTTAGTAAATTAGGTATAACAGCAACACCGTATTTTTCAATTGTTTCTTTTAAATTGTCAATTGTAGTATAATAGTCCATTATTCTAATAATTGTAATATATTTCTAAATAAAAGAAAAAAAATTGTTATTTAAATAGAATATTATTAATATTTATAATTTATGAAGATATACAAAATTATAGATGAAATAAAAAAAATAATAAAAAACCCTAATATGAATCATAAATATTTGTGTCATAATACAAAAAATATTTATATGGAATTATCAAGTAAATATGATGTAGATTATGAATTAATTAAAATAATCATATATAATTTATGTAATAAAAATGAAAGTATGATATGTTATAGAGAATATGATAAATTATTTGATAAAATTAAAATTCCAGAAGAATATCAACAATTAGAAAAGCACTTTCAAAAATTAAAAAACTTACCACAACCTGAACAAAGAACTAAAGAATGGTTTGATTATAGACATAATAGAATCACTGCATCAGATACTGCTGCTGCAATAGATCTTAATCCTTATGAACCAGTTGAATCATTTATATTAAAAAAGTGCGATCCAGATCATAAATTCTTGGACAATGAAAATGTTTATCATGGGAAAAAATATGAACCAATAGCAACATTAATATATGAATATATTTATAATATAAAAGTTATTGAATTTGGTGCATTACCAAGTGAAAAATATAAAATATTAGGTGCATCACCTGATGGTATATGTTCGTGTAGTACATTAGATAATAAATTTTCACCTATGTTAGGAAGAATGTTAGAAATTAAATGTACTACAACAAGACATATATATACAAATGGAAGAATACATGGAAATATTTGTCCATATTATTATTATTGTCAAGTACAGCAACAATTAGAATGTTGTGATTTAGAAGAATGTGATTTTTGGCAGTGTAAAATAATTGAGTATAAAACACGAAATGATTATTTAGCTGATTTATGCAATAATACTGTTCATACTATAGGAACAAATGATGAACAAATAGAAATAGATACTAAAATAAAATCAGGTTTAATATTAAAATTTTTACCAAAAAAATGGGAACCAGAATTTGATGGAGATAGTATTGAATGGAAAAGTAAATTTATATACCCACCCCGCTTAGATATGGATATTATTGAATATGATTCATGGGTAATGAATACACTATCAAATTGGATGATTATTCATAGTGAATTAGCTGAAACACATATATTTGAAAAAATTGTGTATTGGAAATTAGAATCAAGCCATAATGTTCTAATAAAAAGAGATAGAAAGTTCTTTGGTAACATTTATCCTTTATTAGAAGATACATGGTCGAAAGTTTTATATTATAGAGATAATCTAGATAAATTAGATGAATTAAAAACTATAATTGAAAAAAGAAAAAAATATAAAAAATTTGATACAGAAATAAATATTAACGATAATGAACTTATTGAAAATAAATTAAATTTTTTATATGATAAGATTGAAAAAAAACCTGTAAAAAAATTTGAAAAAAAAAATATAGTTTTAAGTTCTGAATATGAAAATTGTGATTTTGTTGATTAAAAAATAATATAAACAAAAAATTTTCTTTTATAAAGTTATATAATGAAGAAAACTAAATCAAATAACAATGAATTATTTACTGGAATTAGAAGATTAACAAAATTATCTCAAAATAAAAATCTTAAAAAAAAAAGTTCTAGAAAATCTAATAAAAAAAATAATTTTGATAAAGAAACAGCTGATATGTTAAAAATTATTAATTCAGAATCTTCTGTTGAAAATAATCAAATGTATTTTCAAAGTAAATACAATAAAAATAATAAAAATATATCAAAAGATGTAGATATGACAATGGTTAATGATTTTGTACCTGTTGATGATCGTGGAAATATTATAGTTCATAATAGAATTGCTGATTTATTTGGTCCAGTTCAACAAATTAACTCGAATGTACCACAAATACCCAATAATATCATGTCAGAAGTTAATATGGATTTATTTAATAATCAAATGAATACATTAAGTCCAAATAATATGCAACAACCTTCTTTAGATATGCAAGTACAACAATTAAATAATATGATGAATATGCAAAATCAAATGCCAATGATGAATATGCAAAATCAAATGCCAATGATGAATATGCAAAATCAAATGCCAATGATGGGTATACAAAATCAAATGATGGGTTTTGAAAATCAATTAAGTCCTGTAAATACCAATATGGTAAATATGGGAAGTAATTTAGCAAATATTTATAATATACCAAAAATCAAATAAAAAGTTTTAATAAATTTTAAATTCAGGAATATTAATTATTTTACTAATAATATATGTATTATTATCTAATTTAATTTCATTACCATTATCATCAATTTCAATTTTACCAACAGGATAATTTAGTTCAAAATCATAAATAGTTTTTGTTTTATCATAATACCAGAATGGTTTTACTTCAGAATAAGTATCCTCTGTTAGTCTAATAACTGCATTAATTTTTTTAACTTTAATTTTTTCTGTTGTAGAATCTTTTGAATTAGATCCATTATTAATTTTTTGATCAAATTCTAATTTTTCTATATACGCAGGACCAACATTTTCTTCAAATAATGATTCTTCATTATATTTAAAACAACTATATTGACTACCTATCATATTATGATTTTTGAATAATTCACAATCAATAGCTACTTCTTTAATTGCTTCTATAAATGAAATAAGTAAATTATTCTTTTTTCTTGAAATGTTTTCCATTTTTTCATCTGTAGTTTCTTTTCCATTTTTTCTTACCATTTTATATCTAAAAACATCAACTTTACGTTCATTCATTGGTAATGCTTTATGATGACAAATTCTAACTGCTCTACCAATAATTTGTTCTATTCTTACCTCATTCCAATGAGGTTCCATTATATGAACTTGTCTTACATTATAAAGATTAATACCTTCAGTACCAGCTGGTGAAATCATAATAATTTTAGCAATTTTACCATATTTATTAAGTGGATCATTGAATAATTTTTTATTTTTCTCTCTTAATTCAGGACTAATACCACCATGAAATTCAACAAATCTAAAATTATCATATTCCATTTTTTTATCTAATTGTTTATAATTTAAATCATCATCTTCATCTAAACTGATATAGCCAAAAAAATTTAAGTATATTTTAAAAAATTGTAAACCTTCCATTTCAACATAATTGCTATAAACTAATACTGGACCTTTAGTTTTAAAAATATTAAAAATCATTGTAACCATTTTAGCTGAACATGTATAAAGTTGTTCAAATAATTTTGATTTCTTTTTTTCTTTTTCTAAAAATGTACTAAAACTAGAATTGTATTTAGAAGTAAAATTTTTAATGTCATCTTGTAGAGTATGTTTATCATTTTTATCTTTTCTATGTATTTCTTTAAAAAACTCTACAGTTCTATTAACATAATTTTTTATTGATTTAACATATTCAGCTAAATTTTTGCTAGCTTTGATCATTTCTTTTTGTTTGTTTTCATGTTTACCTTCATCAATTATAATACCTTCTAAATCTTTTATTTTAAACATACCAGGTCGCGGTCTTAATTCACCATTAATTGTATCACTAATGAAAGGAAATACAAAATTACATGCTTGTCTAGTATATGCATTATATGTTGATTGATCATTTTCAACTTTACCTCTTGACATTTGTCTTCTAATTTTTTCTTTATGTTCTTCAATTTCTTCAAAATAATTATATATTTCTTCATGATAATTATTCATAATTATATTTTTATAATGGGTAATTTTAGTAGCAAACTTATCTGGTGTTGCACCTAAATAATACGAAACTAATCCAGTTATTCTTCTTTGGAATTGATTTTTATTAGCTTCATTTAAAGATGTAAAATTAGATGATGATATGTATATTTGACTAAATATAGCTTCACTTGTAGGAAAAGATTCTGGTCTTAATAGATTAAATGCTAATGCTAATTCAAATGGTGTATTAATTGCAGGTGTTGCAGAAAGTAATAAAATCCTATTATTTTTATTTTCTTTTTTTTCTTGTTGTATATATTCATATATTACTTGTGCACGTTTACCTTTTTTTGTAGAAATATTATTATATACATTATTTATAAATTGATGAACTTCATCAATAATAAATAAAAATGGTTTAGAACTATCAAGTTTTTTAATTTTATCTAAAAAATCTCTATCTGCAAATGGTGAATCATAATTGACAAAGATAATATTTTTTAATCTATCTTCATAATTTTCTTTTTGTAACCAATTTCCAATATCTTTCAACCATGGATCATTTTTTAATGAGGCTTTTATTAATAAAACAACATTCCATTTTGGTGTATAATTATAAAGAATATTATAAACATTAATTGAAGTAACAGTTTTACCTGAACCTAACCCATGATAAACTAATAAGTCTCTAAAAGGAGATCTATAATCTAAATAAGATCCTACAAATTGTTGATATTTTTCTAATTCATTAGATATTTTTTCATTACATGGATCTTCACCTTCTTTTCTAATAATTTCAGGTAAAACATATTTTTTAAAATTTTTCATAATCCACAATGGAAATAATCTACCATTTTCTTCTAATGATATATCATTACCACCGGCAAACATATTACTTTGTAGATTCATTATTAAGAATCTAGAAAATAATATATACTAATTTTTTTATTATTTTTTAAAATTTATTTTTAACTTAATTGTTTGTTTTTACATTTTTTTAGAGGATTTTTTTGATACTTTCTTTGATACTTTTTTGGCTTTTTTAGCTTTTTTGGCACCGCCATTTTGGTTTTCATCCATAATAACTTCAGTTGAATCATTTCCACCCATCATTTTTTTTGATCCTTTTTTTGATACTTTCTTTGAGGTTTTTTTTGATTTTTTAGCACCACCAGTCATTTTTTTTGATCCTTTTTTTGATCCTTTTTTTGATACTTTTTTTGATACTTTTTTTGATACTTTTTTTGATTTTTTAGCACCACCAGTCATTTTTTTTGATACTTTTTTTGATACTTTTTTGGATACTTTCTTTGAGGTTTTTTTTGATTTTTTAGCACCACCAGTCATTTTTTTTGATCCTTTTTTAGATACTTTTTTTGATCCTTTTTTAGATACTTTTTTTGATCCTTTTTTAGATACTTTTTTTGATGATTTTTTAGATACTTTTTTTGATGATTTTTTAGCAGCTTTTTTTGCTTTTTTGGCACCACCAACTAGTTCGTCATTTAATTGAACATTTTTGTTTTCACCAAGAGTCATTTCATTAGAAACTAATTCTGAGGACATTCTATATATATTATGTGTGAAAATTTTTTAAAACTTAATATTTTTTTAAAATTAAATTTTTCGTATTTATAATTTCATTTCCTGATGTGTTATCAAAAATATAATTTGGAGGTGTTATTTTCTTACCTGAAGGTTCATATTTAAAGTTAAGTCTTACACCTTTTTTTTTTTTACTACTTCTTTCTAAAAAAGCTTCTCTTCTTGGATCTAATGCAATTCCATTACAATTTATAATAAAATCTTCAAAAGGTGTTTTATCAAGAACAGTTTTTCCTTTCAAATCTAAATATTTATTTTTTATCGTAATAATTTGATATAACATTATTAAATTATTTTGTTCATCTATTAAATTCTTATTTATTATTGCATAATTATAATTTGATAATAAAAATAAAATAACCAATTGATTAGTACCAAAAAAACATTTTTTTTTATCAGAAAATCTATTAACAATACACCTATTATTATTATCATATACTTTTAAAATCAAAATATCATTAGCATAAAATTCAACTTTTTTACCAAAAAATTCAAAAAAAGGTGTATATTCTTTAGTTGTTATTTTTTTAAAATATTTTAATAGTTTTTTATGTATTTCTTGTATATTTTTTTCAAAATCAATTGTAATAATCTCATAATAATCAATATTTATTGGTTCTATATTAAGTTTACTCATATAGTAATTATAAGCATATTTACCAATAACTATAAATTTTGAATTATGAATAATTTTTTTTCTTATAATATCAAGATCTTCATTTGGTGTTTTTTTAATATTTAAAACTAAACTATTTGATTTTTGTATAGGATAATGTTTATATAATTTTAAATATCTATTAAATGTTTTATCTAATCTAAATGAAAATGAAAATGGATCTGTAAATATTCTATAATTATCGATATACATAAAATTTGGATGAGCATATCTTATACCTTTTACTTCAATAAATTTCATTGAGTCGCAAATATTTTTAGAAATATAAGAAATATCACAATAATTTTCAAAATTAACAAATAATTTATATGTACCTTCATGTACACCTTCTGAACCTTGGATAAATTTAAATCTTTTTTTTTCATATAAAAAATCACATAAATCAATAATATCTTTTATGGGTTCATAAGAATAAAATTCAACATCTGGAGTATCAATTTCTTTATAAAAAACATCATTTTCATTTTTTATTTTAATTAATTGATTTTGTGCATAACCTCCATATATTATCCTTTTTTTACTTTTAATAAATTCTAAAATACAATCCATAACTTCTTTATATTCACTGAGTGTTGGTTCATAATTAGTTTTAAACACATAGTGTGCTTGATCTTGAATATTACTTATATTTTTTTTTATATTATCAATATCTTCTATACGATACATTAAATTGTATTAGAATTTAAATATTTTAATTAAGTATATTAAATTAGAAACTTTTGAATTATAATTTTATATTAAACAATTACTTGATATAATATATGTTAGACTTGATATAATATATGTTAGACTTGATATAATATATGTTAGACTTGATATAATATATGTTAGACTTGATATAATATATGTTAGACTTGATATAATATAGGTTAGACTTGATTAAAAAGCAGCACTAATAAGTGTATCAATATTATCCGATTTAAAATCTTCAGGAACATGTAGTTTATATGCATAAGGTTCTACAGTAAACATATCGTCATATTGTGTTAATATTTTTTCTTCAATGTAACTTTCTATAAATGATTCAAATGATAAATCGTCATTATTATCAAGTTTTTCAAATAAATCATAAATATTGTTAAACATAACTGGAACATTAAAACTAAAATCTTCTTCTTTCATTTTTTTAAATTTTTTATATAATTCTAAATCATAATCAAATTTTGTTTTTTTTTCTTCCATTTTTTTTTTATCTAATTTTAATTTATTAATTTGAGACATAATATCTATTTTTTGTTGTCCTAATTCAATAATTTTTTGTTGTTGTATTCTTTGATCTTTTTTTTTTTGTAAAAAAGCTTCAGCATCAAGTGTAAATAAATCTTCTGACTTATTATCTTCATTTAAAATTAAACTTTTATCAGAATCTGTATCGTTATCGAGTAACAATATTTTATTAGAATCAGTAGAACTAGATGATAGATTTTCAAAATCAACAGAAGTTGTATCACTATCACTAAAATCTTCATACATATTTTTATTTATCTTTATAGTTTTTTCTTTAATTTTAACATCATTTTTATTATTATACTGTTCTGTTTTTTTTAATATAAAAGAATTAGTTTCATAATATTCTAGTTCTATTTTATCTGTTTCTTTTATAAATTTACAGTTAATACAACTATTAACAAAAGTATCTACAGCTGATTTTTTCAAATAGTATCCACAAATTTTATTATTATGTTTTAAAATAATTATGTCTTTCATTAAAATATAAATAATATTATTTCTTTATTATAGTTCAATAAAGATTTATATTTATAAAAATGATTAAAATAGTAATTATGTATCATACAATTATTTTTGAAAATTTAACATTTAACCAAAGAGCATCTTTGATTAATTTTATTAAAATCAATTTTCCAAATATTCCTTACAATAGTTTTGGTTTAGAATCTAAATCAATTATTATTGTAAATTATGAAAATAATAAAATAGTTGGTTGTGTTTGTTTAATAAATAATAGATTATTACAAGAAATTTTAACAAAATCAAAGATATCCTTAGAAAAATATAATTTTGATTATGGTAAAGGTTTATTTTTATATAATTTATCGGTAGATGAAAACTATAGAAATAAAAAAATGGGTACAGAACTTGTTAATCAAGCATGTGAACTAGCAAAAAAATTAGGTATTGAATATATTCATTGTCATGCAGAAACTGATGTTTCAAGAAATTTATTTTTAAAGCTAGGTTTTATTGAAAACAAAACAATATTTGATAATAATAAAAACATATATTTAATGTCAAAATTTATATGATAATAAAAAATTGAATTTAATAAAATTAAATATAAATCATATATTATAATGAAAATTATAGCTTGGAACATTAATGGTATCAAATCAATATTAAAAAAAGAAGATTTAATAAATTTAATAAATACTGAAGATCCTGATATATTTTGTTTAGGTGAAACAAAAATAAGTTGTCCATTTATTGAAACAAAAGAAGAATTAAATAATAAATTAAAAAAAAAATATTATAATTATTGGAGTCCATGTAAAACAAGGAATGGATATAGTGGTACTGCAATATTTTCTAAAAAAGAACCAATTGACATTATTTATGGTCTAAATATCAATAATACAGAATATGATGAAGAAGGTCGTGTAATAACATGTGAATTTAAAAAATTTTACTTGATACATGTGTATACACCTAATTCTGGAGAAGGACTAAAACGACTTGATTTTAGAGTTAATACATGGGATAAAATGTTTATAAAATATATAAATAAACTACAAGAAAAAAAACCAATAATACTTTGTGGAGATTTAAATGTGGCTCATAGAGAAATCGATATCAAAAATTCTAAAACAAACTTAAAAACAGCTGGATTTACACTTGAAGAAAGGGAATCTTTTGATATAATATTAAAAAAATTAAATATTATTGATACATTTAGATATTTAAAACCTTCTGAAATTAAATATAGTTATTGGAGTTATAGATTTAATTCACGTGAAAAAAATATAGGTTGGAGAATAGATTATTTTTTAGTTTCAGAAAAAATATTAAAAAAGGTAGAAAACAGTGATATATTAACTGATATATACGGTTCTGATCATGCACCAATTATACTAGAAATAAAAGTTTAATAATTTAATTTATTTAAAAAAAAATATTTTCTTAAATAAATTATATAATGGAAGAACATCTTCTTATTGCTGTTATCGCTGCTTTGTTAAATATTTTATTTTCTATTTTAATTCCTCCTTTAATTAGTAATAGCAAATTACCATTTACTCAAGAAATAAAAAAACACTATGAATGCAATAAAAATTTTATTCTAGTATCAACAATCTTAATTGTAGTTTTAGTTTATATTTCTTTAAAAATAACACCTCATATTAAAAGTCAATTACTTGGAAATGTATCTGCTTTGAATGTTGTAAGTAATGTAACTATTCCTCAATTACCAGTTAGTACTTCTCAATTACCAGTTAGTACTTCTCAAATACCAGTTAGTACTTCTCAAATACCAGTTAGTACTTCTCAAATACCAGTTAGTACTTCTCAATGAGCACTAGTCAATTACCAGCAAGTGCTTAAATTATATATAAATTATAAAATTATATAAAGTTAATTTTATAAGATATAATTAACTTATAAATCTACATAATTTATAATTGGATATAAGTTTGTATAATGACCCATTCCTTCTAATTTAGTTGAAAAAATATTTCTTGCTTTAGGGTTTCCTGTACAAATATGATTTTCTGGTGCAATATAATAATCTGGAATATTATCAGCCAATGTCATATAATATGAACCTTTTGTCCACCAAAAATTACCACTATAATGTATTGGATTTATATGATTAATACCAACAGTATCATAATTGTCTAATTCTTTTAAACAATCTTTAAATTTAAAAATTAAAAAATATTCCATAACATTTCTCCAATCTGTTACATATTGATTGTTTTGTTTTGTTATTCCTTTTGAATGTAAATATAAAAATTTATCATTTGGGTTTATATATTTTTTAATTTTTAATAATGTAAATCTTTCATAAGTCTTATCATCAATACCAATGTCTTCAACAGAAAATTTATTACCACAACGTTTTATGTAATCAATACATTCTTTAACATATCTATCTTCTCCTGTTATAAAACAGTATATTTTTTTACATTTATTATATAAACCACTAAATATAATCTTATTAATTTGGTCTTTAACAACTTCTAATGTATATTTATTACAAAATACATGGTAAAATATATATATATTTCCTTCAGTGACTACATTATTAAAGGTTTCACCATAACTAAAATAAAAAAAAAGTAAAAACAAAATAATAATTATTATAATTGAATTCATTATAATAATTAAGATAATTAATTTTTGATGGTTATAAATATTAACTAATTATATATTCTTCATCTTCATAAAGACTTGAACCATGTATTTTATCAAAAAATTTACCAGCAACAAATAATAAAAATTTAGGATTATTTATAATGAGAATTTTAATTTCTTAATTATGATAATAAAAATGGATTATTATAAAAAATATTTAAAATATAAAATTTTATTTACAAAAAATCCAACAAATCAAAAATATCATAAAAAATATAAATATTACAAATATAAATTAAAATATATAAATTTTAATTATAAAATAAAAAATATAGAATTAACAGAAGATATTCAATATATTCTTTTAAAAATAGAAGAACATAATCGGAGAATTTTACAAACTTTTTATAATCAAATTCCAGATATTGATAAATATATGACTTATAATTCATTTATTTCAAGAATAAAATCAGAAAAATTTTTAATCAATTTAGATAAATTATTAGTAAATTTATTTGAAACAAAGAATAAATTTATAAGTGGAGTTGCTATTGATATTAAAGATGTTAATAAAATTATTTTATCATCTATAGATTTTGCTACTTATTTTGTATCTTCATTTTTATCAAGAATTTTACCAACATCATTAATAACTGATGAAACTTCTAAATATTCAGCAGAATTATTATCGTTTATAAATTTGAATGGTGAATTATATTTATCTGATATTATTGAAAATAATGATATGATAATAAAAAAATATACTAATGAAAAAAGACAGCTTACAGATAAAAAAGAATATAAATATAGAGAAACTATTTTATTATCTATTAAAGATCTAATAGATTATTTAAAAAAAATTATGTTAAAATCATTAATTGACCACACAAATGTAATATTACCAGAAAATTTTGAAGAAAATATAATTAACAAATTAAATAATTTTATATTATCTATTGGTTTAAC